GGTGTCCGTTTTGACCAATGGCACGGTTTCCATAGGTAGCCTGGCGTCTCCTTTCACAATTGGTTCTTCGGGTAGAAAATCTTTCATTTACAATAATATGCCAACGCTGGATTCCACGAATCTAAACGGTATTTATCTGGGCACAGATGGTATCAGTTTGGGTGGTGGAAACTTTATAGTGACAAATGGCGGGGTCTTAACCGCGCAATCAGGAACAATTGGCGGCTGGGAAATCGAGCCTGCTGGTATCCACAAGGGAGATTTCTGGCTGAATCGGATTGCTAACAATGTTGTTGTCGATAATACGATTGTCGTTCAAGGTGGAAAATATAATCCTTTTAGTGGTGAATATCCTTTCCAAGTTACAAGCGGTGGCGCAATGATTGCTTCAAACTGTAAGGTTGCGGGAGACTTAGTTGCAAAGTCTTTAACTTTACAAAACAATGCTGTTGATGTAAATGGAACTTCTCAGCTTTTTTATTTCCATGCTGATTTTAACCAGTTTAAATTAGAATATACTACTTACACTTCAGAAATGAGAAGTAAAACTCAGCTTCTTCAGGATAATGGCCATTTGTCATTGGAAGCAATAACTGAAGAAAAAAGCGGCGGAAAGAAAACTGTAGCCGGAATTGATGTTAATACTGCAGGGCAAGTTATTTTGAGTTCGACTGATTTTGATTCATTAGGTGGATCGAATTCTGGTATTACGCTCACTCCTAACAAGATTACCGTTAGCTCTGGTACGCTGGAGATAAATTGCGAGAATATGACATTGAATGGTGTTCCATTTAGTGGCGGTACCGCAAACTTATATGGGCAACTAGTTGAAGCAAAAGATAAAGCTGTAGAAGAATCAATAAAAACAGTAGGCGATACGCTGAAAGGATACAGTACTATCGAACAAAGAGATGCTGCTATATCTGCTTATGTTACTGATTTGCAGGATACAAGCGGTGTTTATCTTACTCCAACTGGCATTAAAATATCAGGTGGCAAGACATTAACGCTTGAATCTGGCGGTACGATTAATATTAGCAGCGGAAATTTTAAGGTAGATGAAGCCGGCAACCTTTGGTGCAAGAGCTTGAAAGTTTTCAATGAAAACGGAACTGAATCAACAATTGATCTTTCAAGTTCAACAACGCAATATCCGTTATGGAAACTTTACTATCACACGATAAAGAAAGTTAATGGTAACGTAATTACGTTGTCAAATGGTACAACTATAAATTTTAAGACTGCCGCCTCCTTTGATTTAAGTGGTCAATGGAGCAACGGCGAATATATAGTCGACATGATTGATAGGGCAACATCTACAACTGTGAAATCAAATAGATCAGGTAAAATGACAAGAGATAAAACTGACGCAGATATCAAAAGCGACCTTGAAGCATCATCTCATAAATCTTATATTAGCATACTAGACAGTGATGGCGGAACGTTAATATACATTCTTGCTGATGCATCTGACGCATGTGCAAATTCATATTTAGAAGGTTATTATGCAGGCGGAGGCGGTTCCAGCAGTGAGTATGAGTCTGCTGGACTTCGGTATTGGGGATTCCAAGTAAATGGAGAATGGCATTCTTATGGTAGTAATGCTATGGAATTATGGAAAGTAGTTAGTTAAATTATTGAAGGTAGAAAGGACATAATCATGAAACAGTTTAAGATTATTCAAGCTTATAAAGCAACAGAAGAATTATCCAATTGCGCGATTACAAAGAAAGAACAGTGGGCGGTTTATCAATTACGTCATTTCTTGCGTCCACATATCGAATTTCAAATGGAACAAGAGGAAACAATTCGTAAAAAGTATTCTGAATTTGCCGATGAAAACGGAAAGCTTAAGCAAGAAAAGATTCCTGAGTATATTGCCGATATAAACGAGATAGGCAATTTAGAGATTGAACTCGGCGAATGGAAGAAACTTCAGATTGCATTTGCAGACGGTATTACCTACAAAATTACAGAACCGTTAGAAGATTTCTTAGAGTTTTTACCTCCAGCAGAATGAATCACAAGACGCAGGAAGGAAGTGGAATATGTGGATTAAAGCTAATCCTAATCCGGCTAAAAAAGAAGTACCGGATTGTGTAGTCCGTGCAATATCAATCGCTTTGAATCAACCTTGGATTCAAACATTTGATGAATTGTATACGGTTGCAAGAAATGATTTTAACATGCCCTCAGCTGATACGGTCTGGGGGCACTACTTATATCTCAAAGGTTTCGAGCCTTTTTTGCTTCCTGCGTCCTGTCCTTCTTGCATAACGATTGAAGGTTTTACGCGGGAATTTCCGAACGGTACTTACATCATTGGAACGGGATCTCATGCGGTCGCTATTATTAATGGAAACTATTGGGACAGCTGGGATTCTGGTCAGGAATTAGCATCATTTTTCTGGAGAATAAAATAATGAGGTGATTTACAATGGCGTACAATAATTACAATCCTTACTACTCTCAATATCCTTATGCTTATCCTCAGGCTCAGTCTTATACGAGCAACATCAAATCTATGGAATGGGTAGATGGTGAAGTTGGAGCCAAGGCTTTTCAGATGCCGCAAGGCTGGCCGCCTGAAACTCCTATTGCTCTTTGGGACAATAGCGAAAAGAAGATCTGGCTGAAAAGCTGGAATAATATGGGCATGCCTAATCAAATGCAGGAATTGGATTATGAAATCAAAGAAAGAACTAATCCTGCTTTGCTTCCGGGCAATATCTCCGGAGACAACAACCAGTTTGTTACCCGCCAAGACTTTGACATGTTGAAAGAAGAAATTCATAATCTTTCCCAGACAATTCAGAACATTGGAACTTCTTCCAGAACTCGGGGTGGAAACTAATGAATCCTCTATATAATGCACAAATGCAGTATCCGAATAATCGTCCTGCCGCATTTTATCCTATGAATCCTATGCAAAGAGTAAATCAGGTTATGCAGGCTATGCATTATCCTATGCAAGTTATTATGCAGGCGTTTCCGGATATTCCCGCGTATGCTCAAAACAATCCAAATCAAATACTTCAATATTTACAACAAACAAGACATATATCAAACGAGCAGATTCAAAACATCATGCATCAAATACCACATTACTGAGAAAGGAGGGTAAATATGGCTTTCCTTGATACACATGGACTACAAACGTTTAAAGGACTATTAGATAATTTATTTTCCAAGAAATTAAACACAACATTAAAGGGCGCTGCAAATGGATTAGCGGAACTCGATTCTTCAGGAAAGGTTCCATCCAGCCAATTGCCAAGCTATGTTGATGACGTGCTTGAGTATGCAAAACAAAGCGATTTCCCAGCTACAGGCGAAACAGGAAAAATATATGTAGCTAAAGATACCAATAAAACTTATCGATGGTCTGGTTCTGCATACGTTGAGATATCTGCTTCATTAGCTTTAGGCGAAACAAGCTCGACAGCATACCGTGGCGACCGTGGCAAAACGGCATATGATCATGCTGCGGCTTCAGGTAGTGCTTTCACTTCTGGATTATATAAAATCACAACGAATGCGCAAGGCCATGTGACAGCGGCAACAGCAGTAGCCAAGGCTGATATTACTGCGCTGGGGATTCCTGGAAGCGATACGAATAACAGCGTTACGCAAACTGCAACTGCGACAGACGCAGATTATGAAGTTTTATTTTCTGGAACAGCTGACAATACGACCCGAACAGAAGGCGCTAGAAAGACAAGCACATTGACCTATAATCCAAATACAAAAGAATTACTCACAGGAGGATCTGTTGACGGTTTTACACTAAACGCTGCATCTGCAAAAGCAGTCGATTCCTCGATTAGCGCATCGTCGACAAGTGTTAACCTTCCAACTTCAGCGGCTGTAGCGTCTTTTGTAGAAGGAAAAGGATATAAGACAACTGATACTAAAAACACTGCCGGTTCAACAGATACTTCTTCGAAAATATACATAGTTGGTGCAACTTCTCAAGCAGCAAATCCTCAAACTTACTCTCATAATACGGCTTATGTTGGCACGGACGGATGTTTGTATAGCGGAGGAGTAAAAGTTTTAACTGCTCATCAAGATATTTCCGGAAAGAAGAATACACAAAGTGCCGTGTCTGATCCATCGGCTAGTGGAACGTCTACCACATTTATTAAGACAATAAGCCAAAATGCACAAGGTGTAATTACCGCAACGAAAGCGAGCATTCCACTAAACGATACACTTACAAGCAGCTCTACTTTGGAAGCCTTAACTGCTAAGCAAGGTAAAATTCTTAACGACAACAAAGCTCCTACGGCAAGTCCTGTATTTACAGGAAGCATCAGCATGGGAAGAGCAGCTTCGACAACGGTCGGGACGAATAGTGTCGCAATAGGAACTAATGTAGAAGCGTCAGGTATGTATTCGTTTTCTATAGGGAATGGTGCGAAGGCAACAGCGGGCGGTTCTCATGCAGAAGGATCGTCATCAACAGCATCCGAAATTGCTAGTCACGCAGAAGGAATGCAAAGCGTTGCCTCTGGTAATGCAGCGCACGCCGAAGGATATACAACAACCGCATCTGGAAATTATTCGCATGCAGAAGGCCATGAAAGTACTGCATCCGGCGACACAGCTCACGCAGAAGGATATCAAACAAAAGCTGTAGGTACATGTTCTCACGCAGAAGGAAACTCTTCTGAGGCAAACGGCAATTATTCTCACGTAGAGGGTTATTCCACAATCAGTTCTCATCGTTATCAACATGTATTTGGAAAATTAAACGTTCCAGATCCAAATCCGAATAACACGAATTCAACTGGCACATATATTGAAATGGTTGGAAATGGATCAAACGATTCTAATCGTTCCAATGCACGAACGTTAGATTGGTATGGTAACGAGAGATTAAAAGGAGATATATATGTTAACTGTAATGCTGATTCATCTGGCGGAACTGCTTTAGGTGCGGCCGTTACTGCGTTAAATAGCAATTTGGCCTATGACTGGAATAGCTTTACAAACTATGTCTCAACAGATGAAAGCGGAGCGAATGGAATTATAATGCGATCAGGAAGAATCCGTTCCGTATCCTTTCAAGGCGTGAGCAGGGTACACGCCGAGGACGAAACGATCGCAACGTTGCCAGAAGGAGATCGTCCGAAAGATAGAACATTTGTAACCGGAAATATTGGAGGAACCTGCGTTACTATTAGTATTAATAATGACGGGCAAGTATCAATTTATACTCTAAATGGTGCTACCACATCAAAAAGGCTCTACTTTGGAGGGACTTATATCGTAAAAGAATAAAACATGTTTAATTGCTATATAACGAAGTATAAAGTTGTACTTTTTAATACTTGTTATATTACAAGAATACAGCATCAGACGATTGTAAAATTATTTTTTGGGAGTTGAACACGTCTAATCTCCGCTGCAATAAAAGCAGAACTCGTAAGATGTGGGTAAAATTGAGTTCTATTTCCATCCCTCATCTCGTTCAGAAACGAATAATGAAATTACGTATAGCGCTACACGTAATTAAATCTAAGGAGAGATTGGAAATATTACTACGCTACGAGACTTGTGCTCGTAGCGTTCTTTTTAATTTCATACGAATTTTATCTTAATTAACAGGTTGTTATTAAGCAATAGAATTCGGCACGCTTTCGGTATTTGCCGTGTTAAGTAAGCAAATGCTAAATCCCTACTTTGTTTACAAAGTAAATATCTAGAATAGGAGCGATTTATTATGATGACTGAAAATGGCAATGGAATGTATATGCCCGTGGCTCCCGCTTATGGTGGATATGGCAATGATATGTTTGGCGGAAACGGTCTCTGGTTCCTCCTCATCTGGATGGCAATGTTCGGATGGGGCGGCAATGGATTCGGTGGTTTCGGCAACAACGGTGCGTATTCCGAAGTGCAGCGTGGATTCGACCAGAATGCAGTTATGAACGGGATCACTGGCATTCAGAATTCCTTAACCAATGGTTTTGCTCAGGCCGAAATTTCTGCTAATAGCCGTCAGATGGCGGACATGAACCAGAATTTTGCTACTCAGCTTGCTCTGCAGAATGGTTTCTGCGAGAATCGTGCAGCAACTGCTGACGTTAAGTATACCATCGCAACTGAGTCCGCCAACACTCGCGCCAATTGTGATGATAATAATCAGAAGATCCTTGACAAGCTTTGCCAGCTTGAACTGGATGGCGTTAAGCAGAATTATGAAGGCCAGCTTCGTGCCCTGCAGAGTCAGCTCACGGCTGAGCAGAATGCCAATCAGGCTCTTCGGTTTGCGGCTTCTCAGGGTGCTCAGACCGCTGCGATTCTGGCTAATAACGAAGCTCAGACGACGGCGCTTGAGCAGTATCTCGCTCCGACTCCGCGTCCTGCTTACGTAGTTCAGAATCCTGCTTGCTGCAATCAGAACTTTGGCTGCGGTTGTGGCAATATGTGATTTCGTTGAAGGGAGGCCTAACATAATAGGTCTCCCTTCATCTCTTTCATTTTAAGACGTTGTCTTATCTTTTAACATTTTGAAAGGATGAAATATTATGGCTCAATACAATTATATTCCTGTACAACTTGTACAACCGGGTGCTTCTGCTCTTTTAGACGACAACATTGGTTGTAACCGTGGAAATGTTATCCATCGTCCCGGCTCTGGCATCTTAACTCTTCGCGGCATTGTTAACAATCCATGCGGACGCTTTGCACGGTATCGTGTCGCTTATGCTGGGAATATTGCTGTTCCGACCGATGGCACCGTTGGTGAGATTCAGCTTGCTGTTGCCATTGGCGGTGAAATTGATCAGGCAAGCATTGCGGCTGCGACTCCTACGGTTGCTGATGCTTACTGGAGTGTTTCCAATTTCGCTATTGTAGATGTTCCTGTTGGATGCTGCTATACGGTGGCTGTCGAGAACGCATCTGTAGGTGCAACTCCTGCGGCTGTTGCTCCAGCGTTAAATCTCCGCAATCTTAATGTTGAAGTAACTCGTCTGGCGTAAAGGAGTGTTGAACTATGGATAAGAGATATATGATTCTTGAAAACAAGCTCTGCAAAGAACTGGAACTCCTTGAAGAAAAGTATCGCACCGGGGCTGAAATGAGTGAAGGAGATCTTCGCAAGATTGATCTGCTTGCTCACGCAATGAAAAGCCTTGCGACTTATATGGCTATGAAACAAAGTGAAATGGGCCAATATAACAATAATTCTTATGCTATGAACAGCGGCTCTTATATGAATGGTTCCTATGGAAACAATTCCTATGGAAATAACTCTTATATGGATAACTCTTATGCGATGCGTCGAAGCAGAGAGAATGGGCCGGATATGTCTGGACACTATCCTATGAACTATCCGATGTATCCAGAAGAGCGCCGCTGGTAAAGGAGATGAACCAAGATGATGATTAGAATGCCGCGAGGCGATATTAGACTGGTTCGATTTATTGTGAATAATCCTGATGGCACTCAGACTGATATTGATTTTACGGAAGTGTATTTTACTGTCAAGAAGACTTCCAAAGAACGTCCTTTCCAATTTCAGGAACGTCTGAGTACCGGCGGCATTACGAAAGTGAATCTTGGTGAATATCAAGTAAAAATCGAACCAGAAGACACTGCGAATATGACCTATGGAAATTACAAGTTTGACATCCAATTTGTTTATGAAGATCAGCTTAAAGAAACTTTTGTTGGTGATTTTATTCTAACTGAAGAAATTACCTTTAACGAAAATGAATAAATAAAAGGGGGTGAGTGGATGTATAAGCCTGACACTCAATCTATTCGCAAGGGAAATTATCATACGCTCACCCTCGCTACTCCTGTAGCGACGGGTGGTGGCACCGGCACTTCAGACTACGAAAAACTAACTAACAAGCCGGTGATTAACGGTGTCGAAGTTGTCGGAAATCTAACTCTTGAAGATTTAGGTATTGAAGGCGATGCTTCACTTCAGCCTATCACAATAGAAGAGCTGGATGAAATATTGCAGTAATACCTGTTATATAGAATCAATATTATCTTTCAAAGAAAGGAAGCGGAAAAGATGTTTATTCCTGGCGAAACTATCGTTCATCAATTTCATATTCCGTTTACCGGTGAAGAGGTCGATAAAATTATTGTTACCTATTATCAGAATGACCGAATTATTCTGAATAAAACAGCTTACCCTATCGACATAACTCAAGATGCAACAGGAACAAACAGTCAGTTTTCTGTAGAACTTTCTCAGGAAGAATCCCTGTTGTTTGATGATGGTTACAGTTATACAGTACAACTCAATGTACTGTTTACATCCGGTTCACGCTGCTCCAGTGTGGAGATCAAAGGTGAAAACGGTATACAACATTATAGAGAGGTTGTGCGTTAACAATGAACGGAAATGGAGTTTATGAATTCTATCCCACATTCAAAGAATTCTTGTCTGTATACCGTGACGTGAAACGTGTGTGGATCGGTGACGGAAGCGGAGGCGATAATAACGAAAGCGGTATGCTTTATGCCGAATATGCCAACAGCAGAATTGTTGAACTGGGATATGTTACTTTATATCCAATTGCCGTTGAGAACGGCTATGAAGGGACTGAATCCGAATGGATTCGGGCTATTGTAAACATGGCAGCAACCGATAAGGGCGCAACTGCAAGCGTTTCTTATCAGAATTCTACGAGTGGAACCAATCCACCAAGCGGCGGAACATGGAGCAATCTTCCAAACCCGCAACAAGGGCAATACGTATGGACGAGAGTTGTTCTTCGATGGGTAGATGGAACCACAAGTACTTTGTATAGTGTTTCATATGTTGGAATAGACAGCTCTGTTGAAATCAGCTCTGTCAACGGTAAAACAGGCGTGGTTGTTGTTCGCGGCGACGATATTGAAATTGCTGTCAACAACAGTAAGACTATCAAACAATACATTGACGAACTTACGTTTGAGCCTGTTGTTGCAACCGACGCTCAAATCGATGCGATGTTTGAAAATACTTAATGAAAGGAGATGAAGATTCATGCCAATACTTATTACTTTGGAAAATCTGGAACGATTCAAAGGAAAACTTAAAACCGATATTGAATCAAAGTACGGTGCAAATGAAGGCGTGGCTCAGCTTGACGCTACAGGCAAACTCGTAAGCACTCAAGTTCCTTCTGATGTGTATGAAGTACACGAATATGCTAATCAGGAAGCATTTCCTGAAACGGGTGAGTCTAATAAGATTTATATCGATAAGTCTACAAATAACATGTTCCGTTGGGAAGAAGATGAATATGTCAGCATTTCGTCTCCTGAGAGTATTAAGTATATCCAACAGACATTAAGCGAAGCACAGAAGCTTCAGGCCAGACAGAATATCGGAGCGATTTCTGCGAGTGAAATTCCTTCGCTGGATGGTTATGTTCGTTACGATGAATCTCAGGAACTCGAAGGAACGGAAAAGGTACAGGCAAGAGCCAACATTGGTGCTGCTTCTTCTTCCGATGTGAGCGGACTTTCTGAGACCGTTTCGACGCTTAATGATCGTCTGAATAACTTTGGTAACTTTGTACGTGAAGTCACGCCATCTGAGGGTGGAATCAACGTACGTTACGACAATAACTCAACAACTACAATTGGCACTGGATTGGATTTCAATGGCGGTACCGTAGATGAAAACAACTATCTAATTCTTTCCAAGAATGGAACACCGCTGTCGAACGATATTTATACTCCTATTCAGCTTCCAGCTGGTGGAGGCGGCGGCGGTGCTGTTGCGACTATCGCTTTGTCTAATGTTGTAAGACCGAGTACTGTTCGAAACGGAAAGCCTGCTACATTCAGCTTCACAGCCACGGCTTCTGACGATACGGATATCTCTGTAACATGGCTTGTTAACAACAAAGTGGTTGGAACAAGCAGCGATATCAGCGGCTCGTCTTTCTCCAGAAATGTTCAGAACGATCTTACGCCTTCTGTCAGAAATACTGTTGAAGCCAGAATTACAAGCGTCGGCGGAGCGTCGTTAACCAGAAAGTGGAATATTGAGTGTGTTGCTTTCAGCATTGAATGGGGTAGTTCAATTGACGCAATCATGCTGAATAATTCCAATACCAACATTTATGTTCCGATTAACGTATCGGCTGAAGGAAACTCAACAAATAACGTGACAATTACCGTAAATGAAACTACGATTACACGTCAGGTCAACGGCAGTATGACTCTTACTGTATTGTTGAACAAAGAGGTGTTCGTCCCCGGCGTAAACGTTATTACAGCGAGCATGGCTTCTACTGAAGATCCTGACGACAAAGCCGATGATATTCACTATACTCTTATCTGGGGTACAGGTGTGACCTCTCCTGTTGTCGCATTTGAATCATCTTCAATTAATTGCAATCAGTACGACCTTGTGGATATCTATTACTTTGTATTCGATCCAAATAACGAAACAGCCAATTGTACGATTCAGGTTGGATCTGGCAATCCTGTTTCTATTTCTGCAAGACGAGAACTCAGAAAATATCAATACTCTCCCTCTGAATATGGAACGATCAACGTGGTCTTACGATGCGGCACGGCTTCCACAACGACAGTGTTGAATGTTGCGGCTGTGAGTTATAACCTGAGCTACTATTCTGATGACAGTTTGCTCTATGTCTTAGATCCTCTTGGACACGATAATTCCGACGCAGACAGAGAAGAGTTTGGAGGTCTCATCTTTAATAACTATGACACGGCTATTCAGGAGTCTGATAAGATTCCTTTTGACTGGGTCAATGGTGGATTCAAGACAGACGAAAATGGAGCAATTGCTTTTGTTGTTAAGAAAGGCAATACGGCTAGACTTCCTCGTGGATTGTTTGAAGACAGAGACACGAACGGAAAGACAATCGATATTTCTTTCCGTGTTACAAATAGCGATCAGTACGATGCTGTTGCTATGTACGAACTGAACGACCAGCAATCCAAAGGCATTATTCTGAAATCCAATAACGGTGAATTAAGACTGAACAATGTCGTTGGCAACGAGTTCAGATACAGTGAAGATACCCGTATTGACATGTCTATTCTCGTTGAAGTTGCAAGTGAAGGAACTCAGCGGCTTGCTACCGTGTGGTTGGATGGTATTCCTTCCGGAGCGATCAAGTATTCCAACAACATGCTTGTTCAGGATGAAGGACAGCTGGTTATTGGTTCTGAACATTGTGACGTATGGGTATACGGAATCAGAATTTATGCTTCTGCTTTATCTAAGGCAAACATGATTCAGAACTATGTATCATGTGGCAATACCACTTTAGAAAAGGTAGATCGTTACACCAAGAATACAATCTTGGATCAAAATGAAAGGATCACTCCTGCTGTACTTCATACTGCTTCTCCGGATCTCACAATCATCGAGATTTCTGCGCCCAGAATGACGCTGAACAAGTCCGACCCGGTTACTGCCGATGTCAGGATCACTGACGGCTCTAACGTACTCGAATTGTCCGGTAACGACGGGACTGTATTTAAAGTGCAGGGTACGTCTTCTGCTGCTTATGGTCGATCTTCTCTAAATATGGATATTGACTTCAAGAAGACTGGCAAGAAGTATAAGATTTCTGAGAACGCAATTCCCGTTAACTATCTGAATATCAAGGTTAATGTTGCTTCTTCTGAGAATGCTAACAATATTAACGCAGTCGACTGGTACAATACTTATCAGCCGTACATTACCGAACCCAGAACAAGGCCGGGTGTACGTGACTCTGTTGAAGGTAAGCCTTGTGCTGTGTTTATTACAAATAACAGCAATGAAACGAAATGGTTCAGCTCGCTCGAGATCAAGCCTGAAGAGACTGTTCTTTATGCGATGGGCGATCTTTGCAACAGTAAGAAGAACAAAGCAGTGTTTGGTCAAGATGGATCTGGTGATCATCCCACTAAGGCTTGTATCGAAGTCTCCGGTAACGACACTGAACCTCAGCGGTTTAGAAGCAAGGAAGCAGTATTCAACCCCGATGCGGATGACGGAGACGGACGCTGGGAAACCTCGGCTGTTGTGGACGGTAAAACGGTAACTACGAAGCATTTTGAATGGAGAATGGTTCCGGCCTCTGAAGACAAAGACGAAGTCGTTGCGGCATGGGATGCTCTTGTAGCATGGGTAGTTTCCACAATTAACGACAGTGCCAAGTTTAAGCGTGAAATGCACAACTATTTTGCTGTTAATTCCATGCTCTATCACTTCCTGTTCATTGAATATTTTGCTTGTTACGATAATGTCAGCAAAAACACTTTCTATTCTTACGACTGGGATGAAGGTGAACAGAAGTATCTTTGGAACATTAAATGTGCCTACGATATGGATACCATTCTGGCTGCCGATAACGACGGTAAACCGTTGGGCGATTATGGCCTTGACTTCGGCGATACTGTAGATGGTACGCCTACCGGCAGACAGTACTTTAACGCTGCAACCAACCCGATCTGGGTGAACATTCAGAAAGAATTCCAAACTGAATTGTCTAATCTGTATGTCTCATTGAGGAGTGCAGGCGCTTGGGCTTCTCAGAACATTGCCGATAAATGGAATACTTATCAAGATCTTCGTCCTCATGCGGCTATGATCATTGACGCCTACAACAAATATATCGCTCCTTATAAGACGACTGGCGTTATCCTCGGAGAAGACACGTTGAGTTATGACGACTCTTATCTTCCTCGTCTTCAGGGGTCCAAGATTTATTGGAGAAAACAATTCCTTACTTATCAAACGGCTTATATGGATGGTAAATACGGCTATTATTCTAAATCTAACTCTACGCAGTTCAGAACGAACGGTGAAGCCAGTAAACGTAATTACGCGATCAAAGTATACGCAAAGACGTATATTACGATTGTTGCGGACGATAACAGAGTCGGTACGAAGAAGATTAACGCTGGACAGGAAGTTATCTTTGATAACGTTTCCGTTGGTAATAACACCACAATGTATATAACTCCTGACCGTCTGATTCAGTATATCCGTCCGTTGAACAATACACAGAACAGTACGTTCTCCGCATCCGGTGCAGCTAAACTGATGGAGGCAATCCTCGGCGGCGAAGAAGTGAACACGGCTTGGCCTTCTGGCACAGGCGTTACCATTCCTTCTACGCTTCTGAAGGATTTCTCGATCAGAAATATTCAGAACTTCACAGATGCTCTTGATCTTTCTCCAAACGTAGAGCTTGAAACATTGGATACACGGAATACTAACACAGGTCTGATTACACTTCCGTCTTTCTCTCCGTTGAGAAGTGTGCAACTGAATGCATGCACCGGATTGTTTGCTCACAACTTGTTGAATGTTGAACAATTTACAATGGAGAGCGGTAACAATCTGGTGTCTATTCAGCTTGAGAATTGCAACAATATTGTATCTGAAGCGATTCGTGGATATCTGATTCAGGCTGTTAATTCCGATCAGGTTGCAACCAGACGCATTCGTGCGATCAATGTAAACTGGACGTTCGATAATCTGGATGTTATCTCCAAGATTGCCACTACCTGGCGCGGCTATAATAACCTTTGGGAAGAGCAGAACGCTCCTGTTATTACGGGTGTGATCAATGTTACGACTCTGTCCAAGAAGAAACTTGAACAGGTTAATGCTGTATGGGGTGTTGGTCCTGTTGAGGATAACCTCGACGAAAACAACAAACGTTGGCACTATGGTGACCTGACGATTAATTACAATTCTCTTATTCCATACTTCGAAGTCACTTTCCTGAACGTAGACGGTTCTGCAATTAAAGACAGAAGCGGAAATGATTATATTCAGTATGTCGACTTGAATAGTCAGGCTTATAATCCTATTCCTTCTGATATCGATACACCTACTTATATCGATCCTGTTGGACAGTATAGATATACATTCACAGGCTGGTCTAACCTTGGCGGTAATGTTACAGCCAACAAGACTGTAACAGCTACATATTCAACAGAAGATCTTACGTACACGGTTAGATGGTACGATAAAGTCGGTGGTACGATGTATGATGAACGTACCGGAGTTAAATATGGCGAAGAAGCCATTTACGATCCCGAAGGAACGATTGGACTTCCGACTCTGACAGACGAAGAAGTTGCAGGTGTATTTAAGGTATTCAAAGGCTGGGATAAGTCTACAGGATTTGTTAAAGGCGATATTGATGTATATGCTCTGTGGGAGCAAGGCTCGATCAGCAATTTGACAGCTAATCTGAAAGATATGAATGTTGCTCAGATCTATGGTATTACAAAGAATTATCGTGCCGATGAATTTTTTGAAGAAGAAGATTATGTGGATATTCAGGTTGGTAAGGATTTTGAATTCTCCAATGTGGAATCTCAAGTTCTGCTTCAAGAAAGATATTTCAACGGCAATGAGATTCTTAAGTTCAATGATATCAAATTGTTCGATGAAGATGCTCCTACGTTTACGTTGGCTATTGACTATGAGTTTTGTGACAACACAACAAACGCTACGCTGATTAGCTGCTGTGACTCTAGCGGAACACAAGAAGGTTTTAGAGTTCACTATTATCTTTCTAATAACACCGAGGAAAATGAAAGTGTACAAGTTTTGTGGGGTGATCAAACTGCTACTGTGTCTCACGGTTTGAATCGTAGCATGCTTGTTTTAAGGCACAGAAAGGGATCTAAGAACCTTCTTGTTGCATCGAGCAATCCCGGCCGGTATGTAACACATTCGGATGAATATGGTGGAGACGACATGCCACCAGATACGTATCAGGTTCCAAGATACGACGGATATAATGCTTCAATATATTTTGCAGAAATTCCAAGAGCTGCAGAAACAACTACAGATTCAGTGTTGTCATTTGGAGCGATGGCTTATAGAGAACAAGGTCAAAGATTCCCTGCTAAAGGTTGGATTCACTGGTGTAAGATTTGGTACGACGATCTTGGAAGTAAAACTGTAAGAGAACTCGCCGAGTGGCCTCATGAAACATGGAGAATGCATTATCGTGGACACGATTTATATAACAAAGATGATAGTACAGGCCTTATGGATGGTGCTTCGTTTATTGCCAACGCCCCTCTGTCGCTGTTCTATGAGATGTACCAATATTCTGGAAGTGGTGCCTCAACAGAAGGCGGTTGGAAGAATTCTCTTGCTCGTAATTTTATTAATACGAGATGTTTTAATGCGCTTCCGTATACTTGGCAATCTGTTATTAAACCAGTTAGCGTCGTAACAAAAGGCGGTTCAGACAATCCTAATAATCTTGAGTACACGACTGATAAGCTATATATTCCTTCTTATGCGGATATGATGAATGTTCCGTCTGGATTAATCAGTTCGGAAAGTAGACAAGTTAGTTGGTTTACTGACAACAATTCTCGTGCTAAGTTTATGGGAATAATTAATTCTGAAGGTTCTCAGATCTTTACAGACACAAGCGATCCTACGCTTTATACAGATACTCGTACAGTTCGTGAGGGTGATGTATGGGCTCCGTCTAACCATCCTGATAGAAAGTATGTTTATGTTTCCGAAGAAACGGCTGCAAAGCATGGGTATTATGGTGGTCGATATACAGATGATTCATATAATAACATCGTCGCACAAGGTACTCAAGGCGGCTTATGGATCCGTTCTGTAAAGTATTGGACAAGAACAAGCTATACTAACAATAATAATATGTATGCTCAATATTACGTGCAACCTCAAGGTAGCGTGTCTTATCTTACTATGCAATGGGACACAAACGGTGCATATCAAATGCAAGGCATTGTCTTAATGTTCTCACTGTAAGGAGCGTGAGCTAAAATGGCTTATTTTAAAGTAATCCAAGATAACACTGTAGTCAGTGTTGGTTCAGTGTTCCTTAAGTGGAACACGAAGAAACATAGATTATTCATCTGCGATGTAGACAACGGTCAGTTTGTGCAATCGTTCGACGAAAAAAATATCTACAAAGATAACTGGCTGAAGACTTCTGACGGTGATATTCAATATGAAAATGCTTCAATTGTGATTATTGACGAAACTGAATATGAAGATCTGAAAGAAATGCTAATCGAAGGTGAACCGATTGTGGAAGAACCTGTTCATGAGCCTATTGTTGTACAAGAACGTCATGAACCAGAGGAAGAAGAAAAGCCTTTAACGATTGCACAGATGCGTGAAATCATCGCAGAACAACAGAAACAAATTGAACTTCTATTGAAGAAGTTTCAGTAACTCAATGGAGGGCTGTCTTAGCTGGCAACCCTCCTCAAACTATGTAAAGGAGTGAACTATATGCCTTATGTGACTATTTCAGGCAAAAAGTTTCTTGACGCTGTAGGCACAGGCCATCTTTGGGATAGAATCAAGCAACGTTATGATAGTAAACTTGATAACGTTGTTGCTGGTAACGATGCGGTGAGCGTATCCAACAACAACGAAATCTCTATTGTTATCTCAGCTGAGCCTGATAACGCACTGCAACTCAAGACTACGGGCAACAAAGGTCTATACGTTGCTCAGCAGGCCCCTGGTGAAGCTTATACTTATAACGTCGTGAAAGACACTACGTCTTCCGATTACGCAGCCGTGTATCATTTAACCAAAACACCTGTTGGAAGTGGAACTCCCGAAAGCGTCGGTGCGGCCATTAATATTCCGAAGGACATGGTCGTACAGAGTGGTACGGTAGAAACCAAGAGCACTGCTGGTGCCTGGGGTCCTGCCGGAACTTATATCCATCTGGTGTTAGCCAATGCTGATAGCAGCGATCTGTATATCAATGTCAGCACGCTGATCGAGTATGTCACCTCTGGCTCTCAGACAGGAGACATGGTCTTTATTCATATCGATCCGTCTACTCATGTAGTCACTGCCAGCGTTACGGACGATAGTATTACCGCGCAGAAGCTTGTTCCTGCAATCAGAACTGCTTTAAACAAAGCGAGCACAGCGGTACAAGCTATTACAGAAGGTGCAACTAACGGCACGATTGACGTAGACGGCACTGAAGTGGCCGTACATGGTCTTGGCACTGCGGCTTACGCTGCTGCCTCCGACTTTGATGCGGCTGGTTCTGCTGCAGCTGTGCTTGGCACGAACGCGGATACTGCTTCTACTGCAACTGTCTTCGGAGTAAAGCAGTATGCTTCTGATGCGTATGAAGCAATTCAAGCTCTCACTAACGCTGAAATTGATGCAGCTATTGCTGATGCTGTTACGCCTTAATTTTACTGCGGAGGAGCGAGAATTGAAACTCGCTCCTCCTTTCTAAGGAGTGAATAAAGATGCCTTACAAGGCGACAAACACAAAAAAATTTCTGGATTCTCGCGGGCTGACTTATTTCTCCCAACAGCTTAACAATTACCCTGACAATACTGTCATCGAAGCGGTAGTAGAAGGTGTTCAAGATGCGTTAGATGAAAAAGTTGACAACAGCAAGGTTGGCACAGCAAATGGTGTAGCTTCCTTAAACGCAGAGGGAAAAGTACCCGCAAGTCAACTTCCTCCAGAAACAACCTATGAATTTGATGGAACGTATAATCCTTCGACTAATAAAATAGCTACAGTTAATACGGTGACTAATGCAATCAACTCTCTCGATGGCGGAGTAATTGGAGAACCGGGATTAGGAAAGACCATCACCTCTCTCACACAGTCAAACGGAAATGTCTCGGCAGAGTTTGACGATATCAGTATTGTCCGATCTCAAATAAGAGATTTTCCAGTTTTAGGACAGGCTGCTGCAAAAAATGTTGACACGTCTATCAATGCTGCTTCTACCAGTAGCAACATTCCAACTTCAGAAGCAGTTGCTGCATTTGTTGAAGGAAAAGGATACCGAACAACAGACAATGATACTACGTACACATTAACGCAAAACCAGACAGACGGACACGTTATTACCTTAACTCCGTCAGTTGGTACTCCAACGACTATTACTATTCCAGATAATAATACGACTTATTCTGACGCTACTCAATCAACCCATGGATTAATGTCTGCAGAAGACAAGTCGAAACTTGACGGAATTGCAGAGAACGCAACGGCGAATAAAGGTACGATCACAGGAATCACTATGAACGGTGTTTCAAAAGGCACTGCTGGTGTTGTAAATCTGGGAAATGTTATTACTGAGCATCAGGATATTAGTGGTAAATTGAACGTATCTTTAAAAGGCGCGGCCAGCGGTTTAGCTGAATTGGACGAAAACGGTAAAGTTCCATCTTCTCAATTACCTTCTTACGTAGATGATGTTTTAGAATTCTCTTCTAGAGACAATTTTCCCCTTACAGGAGAAGCCGGAAAGATCTACGTTAATCTTGCAGACAATAAAACATATCGTTGGAGTGGAAGTACGTATGTTGAGATCAGTGCATCTCTTGCATTAGGAACAACGTCCAGTACCGCATTCCGTGGTGACTATGGGGACTCCGCATATAGTCATGCTACAGCTAAAGGGTCTGCTTACACCGCTGGTCTTTACAAGATTACAACCAATAGCGAAGGTCACGTTACTAACGCAACTGCAGTAACGAAAGGAGATATTACAGCTCTTGGTATTCCAGCTCAAGATACAACATATACTTTTGATGGAACGTATAATGCTTCAACAAATAAGGCGGCTACTGTTGCCACTGTTAAAAATGCCATCAATGCATTAGACGGCGGTGAGATCGGAATGGGTGGAGTTGGTAAAACAATCACCTCTCTCTCTCAGGAAAACGGTAACGTTTCTGCTACATTCGGAGATATTTCAATCACGAAGTCTCAAGTAAGTGATCTTGGTACGATTGGTGCGGCTGCTGCAAAAGGTGTGGATACTTCTATTGCGGCTGCTTCGACCAGTGCAAATCTTCCTACGTCTCAAGCTGTTGCAAGCTTTGTTGAAGGAAAAGGCTATAAAACAACCGACAATAACACAACCTACACTATTTCTCAAGATGAAACTGATGGGCATAAGTTTACTTTATCCGGATCAGATGGTTCAACTACAACTATTATAATTCCTGACAATGATCATACTTACACATTAAGTTCTCTTGGCATTGGAAATGTTAAAAACTATGATCAATCCAAAGCGATTAAGAGTATTACAAGATCAGGTCAAACTTTTACGTATACTTGCCTAGATGATACTACTGGAACGTTTACACAAAGAGATCATGACACATGGGTAGCATTTGTTGGTGCTTCTGCGTCGACTGATGGTACAGCGGGATATGTTCCAGCACCGGGCAAAGGAAACCAAGGAAAGTTCTTCCGTGGAGACGGTACGTGGGCTGTACCCACCAATACAAATACAACTTATTCAATTACGCAAGATAGTACAGATGGTCATAAGTTTACATTGTCTGGTTCCGACGGCTCAGAAACTACAATAACAATTCCTGACAATAACACAACATATTCCAGTAAGGCTGCCGCCAGCGGAGGGACAGAAGTATCTCTTGTTACCACAGGCGAAAAAGCTATCTGGAATGCCAAGACAACCAATACAGGCACAGTCACATCTGTTGCAACAGGTGTTGGACTTACTGGCGGCACAATTACCAATAGCGGCACAATTAAAGCCAAGTTGAAAACTGAAACAGCTGCAACCAACGATTCAGCTGACGCTTCTAACACTTCCGGCCGTCAATATCCTGTTGTTCAGGATAAGTCTGGTTATCTTTCGGTTAATGTTCCGTGGACAGATTCCAAGCCTGTTACAAGCGTCGCTGGGAAAACCGGAGCTGTTACTCTTGCAAAAGGTGATGTTGGACTTGGCAACGTTGACAATAAGTCATCTGCTACGATTAGAAGCGAGATTACAAGCAGCAATGTTACCACTGCTCTTGGTTATACTCCATTGAATGCTGCATTGAAAGGAGCGAACAGTGGTGTAGCTGAGCTTGATGCCAGCGGCAAAGTTCCTTCTTCACAACTTCCATCTTATGTTGATGATGTTGTTGAATATGAAACAACCGATGACTTCCCAGCAACAGGGGAGGCGGGGAAAATCTATGTTGCAACTGGAACAAATAAGACTTACCGTTGGTCCGGATCTGCATATGTTGAGATTTCAGCGTCTCTGGCTCTTGGAGAAACTTCTTCAACAGCTTACCGCGGAGATCGAGGTAAGACAGCCTATGATCATGCCGCTGCTAAAGGAAGTGCTTTTGCGTCTGGATTATATAAGATTACAACCAATGCACAAGGACACGTTACTGAGGCTACGGCTGTTGCAAAGTCCGATATTACTGCTCTCGGGATCCCTGGAAGTGACACGAATACAACATATACTTTATCTCAAGATGCTACAGATGGTCATAAGATCACTCTTACACCGTCAAGCGGAACGGCTATGACAATTACAGTTCCGGATAACAATACCACATACTCCAGCAAAACGGCTGCGAGTGGTGGAACGGACGTTTCTCTTGTTACGACCGGGGAGAAGTATACATGGAACAACAAATCAAATCTTGCAATTGGCACAACCGCTACAACAGCGGCTGCTGGTAACCACACCCATGGTATTAGCATTGCTACAAGCACAGGTACTAATCAAGTTACATTAGCTGCGAATACAAAGTATTCATTAACGGCAGGTGGGCAATCTTATGTATTTACAACCCCGCCGGATAACAATACTGACACTAAGGTAACGTCCGTTGGAAACCATTATACGCCTTCGGCAGATGACGATTCAAAGTTAACAGCAAACGCGTCTGGAGCGGCAGCTGCTTGGTCAATAGATGTTGTTAAAGGGATTTCGATTGACAGAGACGCGAAAGGACATGTTACCGGTGTTAGTGTCGTATCCGGAAAAATACCTGGAAATCCTAATACAGATACGAAAAACACTGCTGGATCAACGGATTCTTCAAAGAAGCTGTTTATTATTGGTGCTGAATCACAAGCCGCAAACCCTCAAACATATTCTCAAGATACAGCCTATATCGGCACAGACGGATGTCTTTACAGCGGAGGGGTTAAAGTTTTAACAAGTCACCAAGATATTTCTGGGAAAATGAATGCGAATCTAAAAGGTGTTGCAAACGGCGTTGCCGAGTTAGGTTCTGATGGAAAAGTTCCAGTAAGTCAATTGCCTTCTTTTGTTGATGATGTTCTTGAATATGAAGCGACTGGAGATTTTCCAACGTCAGGTGAAGCAGGAAAGATATACGTTGCTACAAGCACGAACAAAACATATCGATGGTCTGGGACGGCATATGTCGAGATATCTGCTTCTCTTGCGCTTGGTGAAACCAACGCTACAGCTTACAGAGGCGATCGCGGCAAGGCCGCATATGATCACGCTACGGCCAAAGGTAGTGCCTTTTCTTCAGGGTTATATAAGATTACTACTAATGAGCAAGGTCATGTTACAGCTGCATCTTCTGTGGTTAAAGCAGATATTACTGCTTTAGGCATTCCATCAAGCGATACAACTTATTCAGCGGCAACGCAAAGCGCAAATGGTCTAATGTCCAGTACCGATAAAAAGAAACTAGATACGATTGCGAATGTCTTCTATATTGAAGGCCCGACGACGGATACGACAGCTGGAACATGGACTGGCTCGTGTGCGGGATTTACAGCTTATTCTAACGGATTAACGGTTCTTTATCGTCCAAATGTTGCCGGTGCCAGTACTACAACTTTAAATATTAATGGTTTGGGAGCTAAAACTTGTTACTATAATGGCACATCCAAACTAACAACTCATTATCCAGTTGGATCTGTTATTTTGTTGACATATCACGACAACGGATGGCATAGAGCCGATTATGATTCGAACACAAATACACAGATTCGAATTTACAGACAAACAACTGGATATAACGGAGATTATCCGCTAATTGTAAGTAGAACTCAAACAATCGGGACGGCAGGGTCAGACAATTCATATACTGGTGTATATGGTGTAGTTTACGACACTGCTGCAAACAATCCAACTGTTAATCCTTCTACAGGCGAGGTTAAAGTTAAAAAGCTTACTATTGCTGACACTGTCAATGGATATAAATTGGCTGCTGCTTCTGCGAAAGGTGTTACAGACAATTCGTCTTCTACGGCTATTTCTTCGTCTGATACAAATTTGATAACCGCAAGAACGCTTTATTACGCCGGATATACTAAAACAAATGGTACAGTAACGTCTGTTGCGACTGGAGCTGGATTAACAGGCGGAACAATTACTGCAACGGGTACAATAAAGGCTGATCTTACAAGCGAAACAATGTTAAGCAATGCCGCAACAGATGCAACAGAAACAGCTGGACGAGTATACCCTGTTAGATTGGATAAGAACGGTAAGTTAGCTGTAAACGTACCTTGGGTCGATACGAACACTCAAACAATTACAGGCGTTAAAGGTAATGCCGAAACATCTTATCGTACTGGAAATGTCAATCTCACTCCTGCGAACATAGGTGCTTCTGCAAGCAATCATACACATGTGACTTCAATCGCAACAAGCTCGGAAACAAATCAAATCACACTTGCAGCCAGCACAAAATATGCTATTACTGCCGGTGGAACATCGTATGTGTTTACAACGCCGCCTAATACAACGTATTCCGCTATAAGTGATGCGGAAATAGAAGCAATGTTTGCTTAACTTTATTAAGAGCGAAACTATTTGATTAATATTGTTTTGATATACACAGTCTCGCTCTTTTCTTTTTATTTTTTTTTGAGCGAGGTGTATTTATTATGAATGAGATTGTAAAACCAGTTGCACAATGGATCAGTAATAACATTCCATTGTCAATTGGCATTCTCTTATTTATCTTTTGTATCTTTTTTGAAATTTCTAAAATCAAAATCTATCCTTTGAAATGGTTATGGAGAGCCATCTCTTGGCCGTTCAAAAAAATTGATGAACAGCGAACTCAGTCGTTCAAGAGTCTTATGGAAGAAATGAAAGCTGATATGGATACCAAGCTGAAAGAAATGACTGCCAGTTCGAATGAGAATTGCAATCAAGTCAAGGCTTGCTTCAAGGATCTTAGTCAACAGCTTTCTGATTTGGAAACAAGATTCGATAATTTAGATGCCAAACAAGTTGAAACAGATGAACGGCTGGACCGACTTGCGGCCGCCAGGATAAAGAATCACGTTCTTAATTTTGCGCGGCAATGCCGCAAAGGAGAACCGCACAGTCGCGAAGACTATAAAAATCTATTTGAAGAATGTAAAATTTATGAATCTTTAATTGAAAAGTATCAGTCAATGGACGAGGAACATTGCAAGGCATGGGAAAATAATGTTTTTAAACATGACTTTGCTTTTATTGAACATACGTACGACGAGTGCAATCTAAACAACTCTTTCTTGGGAGATTGAACCATCTGATGGATAAATTAATAAAGAAAGGAGCCACCTATGAATAACTATAAGTTCATAGATAACCTAATTGCAGAACAAAAGCTGCAAGGAATTGATCCTCAGGATATCGTTTGGAATGCTGGGTTAGCTTGTGTAGGCTGGCCCTATGTATTCGGTGCTCGTGGTGATTTTTGCGATCCTGCAAATCGAAGAGCCAGATATCGTGAAGATCATCCAACGATCAAAACTTCATGCAAAAACTTCGATGGTAACGGAACTTGCAGCGGCTGTAAATGGTATCCCGGTAATGTGAGAGTCAGATGCTTTGACTGTCGTGGATTTACTTATTGGCTATTAAAACAGGTTTATGGCTGGACTCTTCAGGGAGCAGGAGCTACATCTCAATGGAATACAGAAAGTAACTGGAAAGCTAAAGGTCGTATTGCAGATGGTGTTCCTGCTAATACTCTGGTGTGTCTATTCTATTCTAAAGACAACAAAGAAAAGACTTGGGAGCATACAGGACTGGGTTATAAAGGCCAGACTCTTGAATCCAGCGTGAACGTTCAACACTTTGATAAGTACAATCGAAAATGGACGCATTGGGCAATCCCCGCCTGCGTCGGAGGTGAAATCCCTGTGCCTGAGAAACCAACACTTCGTAATGGAGACAGTGGTGAAGCTGTCAAAAAACTTCAGAATGAACTGATTCGTCTCGGATATAATGTAGGCTCCAAAGGGGCAGATGGTAAGTTCGGCTCCGCAACCGAAGAAGCGGTTAAACAGTTTCAGAAGGATAACAGTCTGACTGTTGACGGTATTGTTGGTAAAACAACTTGGGAAGCTCTTAAGAAGTCTACACCTGTTAAACCTACCACAAAAGCAAAAGTGATCGCAAAGTCTGGTAGTTCTGTTCGCCTAAGAAGAGGCCCGTCTACTAGCGCAGATGTATTAGGCTACGTAAAAATTGGAACAATCGTAGACATATATGAAAAAGGTGACACTTGGTGCAATGTCTACGCCTTAGATCAGCGTGGCTATATGATGACAGAGTTCCTTCAGTTCGGAGATATCACTGAAAAGAAGTATAAAGTTGTTATTTCTAACCTTTCTGAGTCTGATGCTAAGAGTCTGGCAAGCAAGTACAAAGATGCAACTGTTTCTGAAATGTAAGGGTGATGTACTATGTCTAAGATGAATCGAGTAGCACAGGCAGCACTTCAATACAGCAAAAGACTCAGCAAGTGGATCACCTGGTTCTGGATCACATACCGGTTTGCTATTTTAGTTGCGGCCGGATTAGTTCCTAATATCGCACAATATGTGATTCAAATGGCATCTGGCGTAGACACTATCATGATGGTGAATGTTGGTTGTTATCTTGTAAATTCGCTTGGGGAAAAAGTCATTTATTCAGATAGATTCGTGTTGTCTTGGTTTAACAAAAAAGGCTTTAAAGATCTTATTTCTTCTCTGTCTGAGCAGGAAGAAAAAGACGAATCTGAAGACGAAGAAGAAGATAGCAACGGATAATTAATTTATGGAGGATAATAGTTATGGAATTCATTACTGATAACTGGTACATTATTCTTGCGGCTATCGCAGGCATTGCGGTTCTGGTTTACCTGATTGTAAAGTTCTTCAAATTCCCTCGAGCTGAACAGATCGCTAAGATCAAAGAGTGGTTGCTGTTTGCTGTTACTGAGGCCGAAAAGGAATTTGGCAGCGGCACAGGTCAGTTGAAACTGCGCTATGTATATGACATGTTTGTTGCCAAGTTTCCATATCTTGTAAAGTTTGTATCCTTTGAGTTCTTCAGCAAGCTCGTAGATGACGTGCTTGTGAAATTCAAGGAAATGTTTAAGACCAATACTGCTGTTCAGTCTTATGTTGCTTCTAATACAGTTGAACATAAAGCTGAGGTGTAAGCAATGGCAAGTGAACAACAAATCTGGGACTTTCTGCAACAGAGAACAAACAATGCTTACGGAACTGCGGCCATCATGGGAAACCTGATGGCCGAAAGTACCCTTAACCCACGAGCTGTGGCTGGCACAAAAGATCCAGATTATGTCTCCAAGGCAGACAGTGGGTTAATTGACTTTGCGAATGATGGCCATGCATTTGGTCTGGTTCAATGGGCATTTTACACGCGAAAAGAAGCATTGCTGAATTTTGCAAAAAGTCATAATGCTTCTGTTGGAGATCTTAACATCCAGCTGGAATATCTTGTTGACGAAATGAGTAACAAATATAAGACAGCGTGGAGTGCAGTAGTCTGGGCCAATAATGTTCGCGATGCGTCAGACGCTGTTATGCTGAGATACGAAAAGCCAGCCAACACCAGTGAGAAAGCCAAACAGCGTAGAGCCAACTATGCACAGAAGTTCTATACGTTATATGCTAACGTGGAACCAGCTGATGCTCCTGTTGATTCCAGAGACACGATCAAAGTAAAGCTTACAAGACAAGTTATTGTCACAGCCGACAAAGTAAATGTTCGGCTTGGCAACGGAACTGATTGTTTTAAACTCTTTCTTGCTAATAAAGGTGCTACTTATGACTGGGTTGCAACGGCCGAAAACGGTTGGAATGCTGTCAAGCTTCTTAAGCAAGTTGGCTGGGTTAGCGGAGAATTTTCAGAAGTCAAAGAATAAACAAAAAAGGGGAATCCCGAGTTATTGCTCGAGGTTCCCCTTTATTTTTTTGCTCTATTCTTCTATTACTCTATATTCTTCTTCTTTTAAAAAAGATGCGTTATAAATCTTTTCTCCATATTGGTTGGTGTATGGACACCTTTTGCCAGTATTTGGATTAACAGCTTTGCCGATTACTCGATATAGACTCGGAGAGCTGTCTTCTTCTGTGATGTATACCAGATCACCTACGGATATCTCATTAAGCTTCTTGACCTTAGCATGAATGAACTTCTCTCCTAGTCTGTCATTCGACGGCTGCGCCTTATCAATGTCATCCAACATTTCGATCATATTATATTCATTTTGTTCCTCGATATCCTCGGGGATTCTTTTAACGATTTGCCAGTTCTCAACAATATATGTACCATTGTCTATAAATTCATTATCCAAGCTTTTGTGATCATAAATTCCTATACTCAACGAGCCTCCAAAGAAGTTGCCAACTACTTGGCAGAATCTCGCCACGCCATAGTTTCCGGCTCGGAATCTTCTGAGCCTGCATTATTCCAAGAATGTTTCAACAGAATCTCTGCCACCATTCCAATGTAGATATACACTCAGATCAAGATTATCAAATTCAATTAATGCTCTGTTGCCCATTACTCTTCTCCTAAATATTTAAGTTTGTACCTAAGTGGCTCATCTTTCTTCCAGAATTGCCACCATTTTCTTTTCAAATAAAACACCTGTGTCACAATTGCATTACAGTCAGGATGTTTGTCTCCTACTTTAAGATTTAAATTCTTGTCAGCTGGAATTACAAAAATATCGCCTTTATTCAGGCAATAAACTTTGATCGGCATATTGCTCATTGTTTATATTCCTCTCTTTTAATGGACATACTTCTGTCCCTTTAAACAAAGCCATCGAAAATAATCCATCATGCGACAATCTGTTGACGATATTACGCTCACAACCAGTATTTGAACATTCATTTCCACACCATGTTATATCATCATGAAACCATTTCAGTAAGTCATTCATATTATTCTCCTTAACCTGTTTGTCCACCGATCTTCTTGCTGTTACTTCTCAGTCCAAGTTTTACGTTCTTTTTCCAGAAAGACATAGTATCTCGATTGGAATACTTATCATATTCCTGATGTTTTAATTCATTTATTTGGTTGATAATGCCTTTCCATTCCTGATATTCCTTACAAAATTGATGACAGGTTAGCGTTCTTTTCTGACAATCTTTGCAAGGACAAATTGGTCGCATAAGTATCACTCCAATATAAATTATTAAGCAGACATCTTTTTGTAAGAAGTCTCCTTCATTTGCTGTTCAGTGGGAAGCTTATCCCAAACTCTCCACGAAACGTTATAAGAAACTGAAGCACGCTTATATAAACTCATTGTGTTATATGCTTCAAGAACATCTGTGTCTGGGTTATAGTATTCAACAGAGTCTATTTCGAGACTTTGATTATGAATTTCAAACCAAAGAGGCTGTTCTTTCGTACACTTGATGAGTTCTTCCCAAGGCAGGACTCTGGCCGGAGTTAACAGCCGCAGAATTTCTTTAGCCTCGCCTCTGGTTAGATTGATAAACTGATCTTCGGGAACCACAGACAATGCACGGTTAATAGCAGAGATAATCTTCTTTTTCATGTTATTTTTCCTTTCTTTCGTAATTCAGAACTCAAAATATTTTCTAATATTCTGAATTCTAAATACGAAGCGTCCCGCTTTTTAGGGCGGGACGCTTCTTTATATCATAAACCGACAACTACAATAAACCTACGCGTTAATTACTTATTCACAACGTCTTTAAAAGCTTTACCGGGCTTAAACGCCGGAACTTTCTTAGCTGCGATCGTCAGAGTTTCGCCAGTCTGAGGATTCCGCGCAGTACGAGCGGAGCGTTCACGAGCTTCGAAGGTTCCAAAGCCAACCAGTTGTACACTATCACCGGCAGCGACAGCTTCCTTAATAGAGTCAATAAATGCATTCACGCAACGTTCTGCGTCTGCGTGAGTCATAGGATTCCTAACCGAGTTCTGTACCTCTGCAATCAATTCCTGTTTATTCATAATGACCTTCCTTTCTTATTCGTTGTCGGTAGTGATATCTTATTCAATAGTAGCTTCGGCAGAAGCTTCTTCGGATGGAGTTTCTTCTGTGTGTTCTTCGACCATAACGTCATAGTTCAAATCAAGAACAAGGGATATATCTTTATCTCGCTTTGTATCGTGCCATTGTTTGCCATAGACTCCAACATTATCATTGTTGGCACATGCAATAAAGTAGTCCCTAACTGCTTCGATAGCTTCCATAGTTACTTCGTTGCGCCAGATCCAATCTCCGTTATCGTTCTTTACTCCGGCATATATAGCAGATGGCATCTCACCATACTGAACGTGATATTGCATCATTCTTCTCCACCTTCTTCAGGAGTTTCAGACTCAACGGGTTCTACTGGCTCAATTTCTGGATCTACAGGATCAGTATCTGGTTCTTCGTCTGGCTCAACGTCTGGCTCTTCCGGTTCAACGTCAGGTTCAACAGGTTCTGGTTCAGGGATAACAGGTGGCTCGACATATACAACAACCTCTCCGTCTCCCCAAACCCAGCCGACAATCTCCTGTTCTAAGGTATATTCTCCTGCATCATGTGGAGTAAGCTTCTCCCCGTCCCAACTGTAAGTTCCGAGCGGTGTTTCTTCGGAAGTCTGCGCTTTGAAATAAATAGTAGTTGGTTCATCCGTAAGTAATTCTCTCAGAGTCATTATAAACATCTCCTTCTTCTTTAAATGGAATTCTGACAATAGGTTCTCTTTTGCCTTCCCAGTGCCAAGAACATTTCGTGCATCTCTTTACTGGAATAGGCGGATATGTGGCAATTGTCAGATATTCGAGATCTGCTCCACATTGAGGACAAGTTTCGATTACAATCATGCGTTCACCTCGACATTATTTTGTTTATCAGTCAGTAAATCTATGACAAAGAAACTGCGTCCACAATATTCACATACTGCTTTATTTTTATAAGGAGCTCCACACGATGTACAGTTTTGAAGTCCTTTTGTAAACAGATTATTTAATTTCTCATTCAATAGTTTATTGTAGTACGCTAAACTCTCAAATGTTAATACTTTCATATTCGTCCTCTATTCCAAGTAATCCAAGCTATTCTTTATGTCGACCGGGATATTTCCTTGCCATACAAAAGAATTCTTTAGGACATACTCGTTATAGCTTGCAGCTGTCTTATTGGCTCGCATCTTTGCTTGTTCAGCCCAGCCTTGTTTCTCTGCGTTATCGCTATCTTTATATTGATTGTATGTCATAGAATCACTTGTATAGCTGGACATCATAGATCTACATGTATCTTCGACTTGTTTACGTGTCGAGTACAATGTTGCGTCGTCTGCCTTATGCAGTTCGTACATTGCGTTATTCCATTCTTTGCGGCCGGTTGGAGTCAATACGAAGAATAGTATAACAGCAACAACGATCAATACTATTCCTACGATAATTATCGTAGTTTTCTTTTCGCTGTCTGTCATTCTGACATCACCTTCACGATCGGATTGTCAATTTCAAATGGAATGTCAGAGTACAGATACTCTCCTGTCCACTCAATATAGTTCCCGTTTGGAGTAAAGAAGAATATACCGTTATCGTTTTCTCCGTAACTTCCATCTACATCGGCCATTTCTGTTGTAATTACTGCGCCCTGTCCATAATATGTATCGATACTCGAAGGTGTGAGAAAACTGTTTAAGCTACTGACTTTTCCATCTACAACGAATTTTCCAGCCACGGTATTTCCAGCAAAGATTACTATGTATCCAAGAGGTTTTTCAACAGGACATACAAGCATATTAGCTTTTTCTCTTTGTCCGTTTACCCAATATGTTCTGCGGATAAGATTGTATCTTTCCAAAGAATAGTTAATATCTGTTGGTGTACGCTGATTATCTGCAAGACGACCTGCCACCTCAGCCTGCGAGCGGCTGTCTTCGACTGTACCAGATGCCTTTCTATACGCTATTGAATTTCCTTTGCTTTCGCAGCCGGAGAATACAAATATGCATAAAACCAAGATTGCTATCAATATAACTATCTTATATTTATTTTTCATTTTGCTCTCCTTTCATTCCTCGATCAATCTTTCTTCCGATATATGGTCCCATATTTTTTCCATTTTATTTTTATATTCCAATCCTTTAAGAAAAGTTGTCATACATTCATCGCATATTTCATACTGATGAACACAGTTACTGAGATTATATTTGGTTTCAATAACATGATATTTCCCCTGATCAATTCTTTTTCCACAGCAGTCACATCTGATAACACTTATATTTTTCCTCATTTGGATCCTCCATTTCTTTTTGCGTCGACTAAAGCGCGAGCAAGATCGTCAATAATCATATGAAGAACTCTCAATTGAAGTTTGTTGTCCCAGTCAGTACCTCGTTCAAGCAGGCCAAGTTTTAAATGAAGCAATTCATGCACAAGCGTCTCTTCATAATCAAATGGTCTGAGTGTTTCTTCGATCTTTTCAGGATTAATAATCTGAATAGAAGCTGTCCTCATGACTTCCTGATAGCTTGTGCAGCCCATTGCGTCTTTGACTGTCATATCTTCTGGATCAACATTGTCGGTTAACGTTATCTGCCAGTTCTGAAGTCCTAATCGTTGCTTCCATTCTTGAAGTAGTTCTAATTCTTTCGGCATGTATAACTCCTTTAAGAAGCTTTGTTCAGTTTGAGGTTTTCTTCTTCTGCAAGATTTTTTAGAAAATCTTCAATATCTTTATCTTTTGGTGTCATCATGTTAGTATTAAAGATAAACTCTCGTTGGATAGCCCAGCTATTATCACCAAGAGAATATACAACATGAGATACCTCTACCATTCCTTGTTCAAAATATTTATTGGTTAATTCTTTCTGACTTTCTCCGGATATTTCGAACCAGAAATCTTTCGTTGCCTCATCATAGCGAGACAACTTAAAATCAGCATTTTTCATTTGTAAAACAAAATTCCTCGCTTAATTTTATTTTGGATATAGGCGCTGCTGCAATAAGTTCGACTTCTTGTTCACCTTCCCACCAGTCATACTCCCATTCGTAATCATCACCGTATCCAGTTCTTAAATAAAGAACTGTGTGTTCTTCTATAGGGCTGGAAGGTCTCCTTCTAAGACGAAGTTGAACAACAATACTATCTCCGTAGTAATCTCTTTTTTTTGAACAATGTTTCTGATACAGATTTGTAAGGCGAAGAATCTATATTTCAATATATTTTCATATTTTATCTCCTTTTTCTGCTTGGCTTCCATTATATGCTGGAGCACGATCTCAAATAAGACATTCTTTCGTAATCATTATAAACAACAGGAGGATTTAGTTTTCTAATTACTTTTTGAATTCTTTGAGCATGAGTTTCAGGAGTAGCGCGATCGTTTACGAGTATCGAAGGCGCGCATAATTTCATTTGAATAATAACATCATGTTTTCGACGATACCCATCTTCTACACCAACAATAATTCGTTCCTGCCAGTCGACAGGAAATCTGTTTTGCATGCGAACAATGTTTCTTCCAAGCTCGTACATGCATATTGGCTGATCGCTATCGCTATTGCAAAAGTACATAGAAAAAATGTCCATCTGTTCTAGACGTTCGTATTCCCACGCAATCTGTTCATAGGATGCACTTTTATTTGATATATCAAAATGTTCTTGTCTTGGATTAAATATCGAAACATCATCGTAAACGAGTTCCTTAATAACGTCATTTTGCCAATCTTTACAGTTCGTAATTCCACCTGCGAGAAATAGTGATATAAAGATTGGTTTTTCCGAATTTGGAGCAGTTATTACTTGGCTCATTATTCTCTCCTTTTTTGTAAAACTGCAAATTGACGCAGCTATAATGCTTTTGGACTAACGTATCGAATGTCGCTTTTGCTATTTATAACTTTGATGTTTGTTTTTTCATAGCAAATAACCCATTTGAATCGATCTGGAAGTCTTTTAAACTGTTCATATGTTATTTCTATCACTTTGCTATGTTTCATTCAGTTCACCCATAGTTATACAGCAAATTGAAAAATTAGCATTTGGGCGGATATCTGTCAACTAAATTCAATAATATTTTCTTTGTCAACAAATTTGCTTTTTTCAATCGCTCATATGCTTTTATAATTTCTTCGTCCGAGTAAATTCTCAGCGGCAAACTATTCAAAGTTGTTTTTGCTTCTTTTATTGTCATAGTCCTCACCATAAATAATATTTGCTGGTCAGGCACTGCCCCTGACATTGCCCCCGGCTATCGGCAAGCCTACACCCCGGCGGAGTCCTATACTTGTACGACAACAATACGGTAATTTAAAGCTTTATTGAAGTTAGAACCCGTCCAAGCCAGTTCGGGATACGAAACAGAGTCATGTATCCTTTCCTGACATAGTAGCCATGAAAAAATCCAACATTGTCATACTCAACCATGAGTCTGTTCCACCCCTTTGGATGCGCCGTTTCCATATACAAATCTCCGTCCACTTTTAGTTATTTAAGTTAATTCTCGTCATTTATACATCAATTTATTCCTTACTCTTCCATAATGGACAGTTAATCCGAACTTGTTCACCCCAGCCCGGTCTGTATTTACAATCCTTTTCACTGCAAGTGTTACAATCTGGAAAAGATGATACTCTTTGATAATACATGATGCACTCAGCCGTATACTGAAGCATTCTGGCAAAGTCTTTTGCTTCTTCATCTCTGCAGAATGCTTGCAAATCGTCTACAGATATATATTTCATGACTATTCACCTCATGTTGTTTAAGTGAGTATCGCTCTGATTATTTCATACAGCTCTCCGATTGCATTCACAATCTCGTATTGGTCAACATGATCAAGTTGTTTTTCATAGTCACGTATAGCTTTTAAAACTTTTTCTCTATACTCATCCATAACTTATTCCATCCTTCTTTAAACAGCAGTTTTAATTAGTTCGGGAACAGTTCGATTTCGCAAAATCCACAGTACTCTTGCAAGATTGTCTTTGCTTTTAGCAACTCTGTTACAGTCCATGTGCTTCCAACCGTGTAGTGACCAAGTTTAGCTTCCCATACAAAAGCTCCTGCTTTCCTCATCTTGCTTCCGGCATACGTTCGTTTGAAATCAGTCAAATCATAGCCAAAGGTGTCGTGTAGCTTTTTTGCAAGTTTTTCAAACTTCGTCATTTTTCCTCCCGTCATTATCTATGCAGCAATTTGAATAACTGCTTTCAAAAACAAACAATAGTAATTATTCCTTCTAAAGGTAGCACAAATGTATCATTGTTTCCGGGGCAACGCTACTGTGTTAATCCAGTACTATCGTACGTTACTCCATGCATAGCATCACCCCATTTTTTAAAATCAAAATTCATCTTCTGCATACATACACTCGATTCGATTATTGTCCAATAAATTCAAATCACAAATATATTTTAAATCCTTTGGACTACCAAATTCATGACAATGAATGCAGGCCGCACAACAATCAGGTAATTCGTATGGTTCTAGTGGCACTTCTTCTCTTTGGTTCATGGTATTACCTCATTTTTCTTAAACGCCCCATCAGGGGCGATGCTACTGAGGAATAGAGAGCATCCGGTTGTATGCGTCTACACAGTCCTTCATGACATCACCTCCTTTTGAGCTGCATCATTGCATTTTGAGCATCTCTTTCTTACGTCATTACAACAACTGTGTTTATGACCGAACAGCCAGCATTTAAATATGTACCATTTGTATTTGATGTCCATTTTCGTATTTCCTTTTGTTAAATTTATGTTAGCAAAGGAATTTCAACGTCCTGAAGACGAATGAATCCAAGCAATTCGATTTCTCCGCCTTCATACCAATCTGTATCAAAATCATACCATATTCCATTCGGAATCATAAGAACTGTTTCTTCGCCAAGTACGGTTGTTTTGATTCGAACGATGTATGTATCCGTGAACGATCTCGTCTTTTTTACAATCGCTTCGATTACAGAATCGTAGGGACTGCCGTTGATAATTATCTTCATATTATCTTTTTTATCCTCATTAACTTTGCTCAATACTATCTGTATCAATCTCCCACTGAATAAACGACTCCTCGCCTTCTTTGCGCTTGATTTTCACTTTTAGAATTCTTCTTTCTTGTAGTTCCATTACGATTTTATACGCAGCTTCAATACATTCATCCATTATCGGATGTTCAAGAAAAGCACTTCCTTTAATTTTCATATTGTCTTGTCTTCCATTCAGCTTAAGAATTTTCTCCAATTTTAGTTTTGAACCAGTTTCCGTCATCTCTTATGTATGCGGATACATCTTCATTTGCTAATCTCACAGAATCTTTTTCTATGAATATTTCTGTGTCCAATTTTTCTTCGTTTGGCGATAACGATCTTATTCCGCATGCACACCATTGTGGCTGAATTCTATCTGTTTGCTTTAACAGTTCTTTTAAGGTAATATCATCTGGAGCTTCCGCTATAAAAGATATATCGCATCCGTTTAACATGAATTTCATTTTGTTTTCGAATTACCTTTCTTCGGCATATCTATCACCACTGAACCTTACGTTGAAATGCTTCTCTTCGTCACCCCAGCGGAACTTGAAATCAATTTCAACATCGTCACCAAAACGGCAGTAAAGATTAGGATCGTTTCGAACAGCGCTCGGCATGGAGTTCAAATCATGTGTTGCCTGGTAAATCCAACGATCATAAGTACTCTTGTTCTTGCACCGGATTACAATGTCAGCAACGCGAATGCCGATGAACCGGATATCAATACCGACCCAGTAAGTCCAGCTGCCGTCATCGTTCAGTCCTTCAAATCCATGAACGTTAGCATACATACCAACGGATTTCTGAGAAGCATTAACATATTCATCAAAGATATGATTTACCCAATAAACCTGTTCTGTGGATTTCAATTTCCTTTGGAAAAGTTTCTTGATCCACTCAAAAAATCTTTTAAAAATATTAGTCCGCTTCATGTTGTTTTCCTCCTCATATTCTCCAGTTGACTAGTTCATATTGACACAGTCAATACAATCTTTATATTGAATTAATGGGCACCAAAATGGCCTATAATAATCCGAATATCGTTGTTCTTTATCGGCTTGACAGTACCCGCTCTCACCGTCATGACATGGATATTCATAACAATGTTCTGGGAACGAATTCATAGTTGTTATTACTATCAATTTAACTTCACCGCCCGTCTTCCGTTTCTGGATTCATAAACCAGTGAATATAACTATCTTCGCATTCCGGACATATGTATAGATCTGCTTGCTTAGACCATTCGTCACGCTTCTTTCCGGGAATAAGTCTTATACTTGCATATAGCGTCTTATGTGTGATCCATCCATATTCTTTTGTTATCTCTTTACCGCACCTGTCACAAAATGTTTTAACCATTTCATTTCACCGCCAGTCCCATTCAGTTACATCAGCACCGCAAAATGGACACCGAATAACAGTTGTCGGATATGTTTTGAACCAGTGTTTACATTCTTTACAAAATACCCATTTCATTTCCACTTCACCTCATGTCCACAGTTGCTACAATAATTCTCATACACATCTGCAACCTTGTTATTTATCATGTTCCCAACATAATGCCCACATTTTGAGCAGTAACAACGGTGATATAAAGGACCTGCCTGATCAATTTTTACCTTCTTTGGCTCTAATGGCTCCTGTTTTTTTAACAGTGAAATCACATCAGTATACATTTCATGCAGTTCGTAATCGTCCTGTACCAGTTCACAGTCACAACAATTCCGGTCACAATCATCATGCGCTCCACGAAGCATGCATTCATGTTCAATCTCCAGTAATTCAAGCATTCGCTGAATTGTCAATCCACTTCAACTCCTATGAAATATTTATTTTCTTGTTGCAAGCCCCAATAAACACGGCAGAGTAAGATATAAGAAAAGCGCTTTCATGCGTTCTTTAAGAGAAACCGCAAGATCATCTTTTCCGATTTCTTTGCAATCTTTACGCCACTCAAAATACACCCAAGCATAAGCTGGCAAGTTTAACGCAATCACTATCAATATCAATACCATCATTTCCATTTTACTCGCCTTCCGCATTGTCTGCAAAACTTTGCATAACTCTTCCAGTCTTCGTCTGATTGATTATGATAAATGTGAAATATTGTTGATCCGCATTTTCCACACCTCCATACATCATGTCCGTCATAATCCATATATGGTTCAACCGCACTCTGCTCTTTCAGTGTTTTCAACGCGTTGTAAAACTCATGATCATAAGCGTTATGTACAGCCTCACAGATTTCATCACTTACAGCATCCACGCAGAAACCGCCGACCGGAGAACAGTTTCCAAGGTTTCTACGCATTGGACAGTCTTTTCTCATCTCTGGGTCATACATCCCGCTTCACCCAAATTCCTTCAAAAGTCATCTTACATCCACAATACGGACAATACAGATATTGAGGTTCGTTCATGCACTCATCGACATAAGTTACGTTCTTACACTCTGAACAACGGTACTTATCTTCTGTAATCAACTCCCACACGCCTGAGTGTTCTTGCGCTTCCGGCATGGCAAGTACATCGTCAATGTATTCCATGATGCCTTTATAATCATCTCTCGGCATACTTAATGCGTTTACATATGATTTGAAGTCTTTTGCCCATTCTTCAATCGTCATTATTAATTACCTCTTTGCCATCCGTTGCGAACAATCGCAACAGGCACTTCTATCAAATTGTCTGCAAAATCATACAGACTTTCTCCCTATTTTTCTTCTGTCCTGCCGTCATCATAAACAACAATCCATTTAAAAATCGTGGCATTCATTCAATTCAACGTCTTTTCCTATCAGCGCAGTACCAATTCTCATCTTTCAATGCAATTCCGTTCGCCTGTCCGCAATCTCCGTATCCGTGATTTGTTGCGGATTCATGCCAATATATGCAATCCTTGCACCGAATAACCGTTTCCTGCTCTTTAAGCAGGGCAATGATCATATCCGCTTCCTTGAATGGAACAATTATGCTATCCAGTGCATTTTTCTTTGATTGCGTTTTTGCTCTTTCAATGGCACTGATAATTTTCTCTCTGTCGTTCATGTCCTCTTTGCCTCCTGTCTGCATAAATACATAGAAATGTATCTTTGCACATTATTCTTATATGTATAAAAACCTATAAATTTAAAATCGGATTTGTTTTCAAACGACATATCCGGAAGATTATTATTTCCACATCCATAACATAATCCGTTTGAAACATTGGAACCGCAAAATGGACATATATACCAGAATCGCTCTTTCATTTCCACTTTACCACCTTATTATTTACTTCGTTATTGAGTAGGTGAAGATTTGCACCACTCTCTTCTAATTCAGATGTACGGTTAATGGATTTTCCCATTCTCGTATTGCATCTTTCAAAAACCGTTTTGCTCCTGTTTGAGCGCAACACTTACTGCATTTGATTCGAACCAACTTATACGTACCGTTATAATATTCTTCAACTATTATCGGATCGACTCCGCAATGTTTTCGTAAACCTGCAGTATTTTTGTCAGTCATTCCCATTTTACCGGCTTTCCACACTCACAGCAAAATTTCATAGCTATTTTGGGTACTTTATATGTAAATGGATGTTCATCAAATCCAACTAGTTCACCACAATTTCCGCAGTTAAATGACCCATCAGCATCAACTCTCGGTTTCACTGCTTCCTGCTCTTTCAGCGGACACCAGTCAGGTCTTGGTAAACCATACGGAGCCGCTAATTGCTTGTTTTTGTCCGGCGGTTTAATCAGTTGACAGTGCATCGGAAACGCCGCATGAAAGCACGGGCACTCGCCGCACCTTTCTGGCAAATCAATATCTATTATTATCATTCCCACTTCACCACCTGTTTGTTTGGGCTTTCTTGCTTGTAGATATTCCGAAGGATATCAAGTTCTGCTTCTTGTTGGAGCAATTCTGCTTCTTGCTTTTTCAGCAGTTCCAAAGCACTGTGAATGGTACAACCAAACTCATGATACATATCACCGTTTCCGTGAGCATCGAACTCTTCCATATGCAAAAGCCAATTGCGTAATACAATCATTTCTTTAATGATCTTCTCCCTGTCAGTCATCCCACTTCACTACCATTCTTCACACTACCTCTATTCTTTTCTAAATACGTATTTATATACTTCCCACAATTTGCAAAACACTTTATCTAAGCACGCTATGAAAAATATCAAAACATAACCAGGTAAAAGCAATAACGACATTATAACAATAACTATAGTTAATCCAGCAGAATTAAGTTTGTCTTCATTGTTTTCATAGAACACCGTCGCATAATAAAATGCTGTTTTAAAAGACAGTTCATCATCGTCAAATGCAAACAGTATTTGTACAAAGCCACCTATAAAACCACCGATTAAAATCCAAAGTGCTAAAATCTCCATTGTTAAATTATTCACCACACTTTATCGCCTTAAAGTGTTCCTAATATAAATTGAATAACATTGATTTTTTCTTCTTTTGTCATAGTTAATACTATTTCTTCAATTCTTCGTCTATCTTTTGCTTCAGCGTCCGTAACATTCCCAAGGAATTGTATGATGGCATTTTCTTGCTTGATTGAAATTTTAGATGTGCCAGAAAGCCACTTTGAAACCATACTTCTCGAAACATCAATATGTTCTGCCAATTCAGAAGGTTTTATACCTTTTAACACCAATGAATACCGTAAGTCTTTGCCTGTCATTTCCACTTCACCGCCATTCCACAATTCCTGCAGAACTTATCTCCATCTGTTATAGCCACGCCGCACGAACCGCAGCACCAGAAAAGCATATGTGCAATTTCGCGCTGTATAACCGGTACCGCTTCCTGTTCTTTCAGCTTGACAATAGCCATATCCAACGCTTCTCTCAACATCGAATAATTTTGCGGTGGATAATTTGCTTCTATCGTTTCAATTGCTTCTTGATTTGTCATTCCCGTTTCACCAACCTAACTGCATATGCCCATGATTGTGGCGGCCCATTAAAAGTATTCCCTTTGCTATCAATAAACTCACGCACGGACAGCGGAACATCCCAATTTTCAAAATCTCGTAGATCCCATCCATACACATATCCTTGCTTTCCTGCGTAACGGTGAAGTTGCATGTATGAAAGACAGGATTTTTCTTTCAACTCTGGGTTCAAGTCTTTCTGCCACGCTGGATAGGGTATATCATATCGTTCAATTCTATCGCAGGTGAACACACCAATCACATGACCTGATTTTTGTTTTCCTTTGGAAAACCAGTTTTCTCCTCCAAACGAAGCGTAAACATAAACTTTAAAAGGTGCTGAAATCTGTTCGGGTTTCGTTTTTCTGACCTCAATGGTTTTTTCTCCGTAAATGATCTTCTTGCACCATTCCGGTTTGATTGACATCAATATATTCATTCCCACTTTACCACCTATTCTCAAAACTCAACGGCGTCCTGTCGATTGATGAAAAAATGAATCCCGCTGGAATATTCATCAAACCTGTCCTCGCAAAATGGTTTGCTTGGTGTCACCGTTTTGCCAACCTCATAGGTAAAATAATTATTATACATTGACCATGCAATTTCTCCTTCAAGCACATCGCCGTCAACTGTCTGGATTTCAAGTACAACGGCCCTGTCTGCTCTACATTTTCGGCCTGTTCCGCTGTTCCGTCTGGCATCTTCCGGTATCAGCAGTTTGACGATTACTATTCCGTCTTTCGATTCGCATTTTTTCCATGCCACGAACGCTCCTGTGTCCGGACATGCCAGAGGAATATATGGGACATTTTTCGCTCTTCTTAGATGAGCTCCTGTCAGATTTGCTCCAGTTAGATCTGCTTCTCCAAGATCTGCTCCAGATAGATCTGCTCCTCTCAGGTCAGCTCCTCTCAGGTCTGCTCCTCTCAGATTTGCTTTTATTAGATCTGCTTCTCTCAAATCGGCTTCTCTCAGATCGGCTCCAATCAGATAGACTTCATACAGATTGGCTCTACTCAGATCAGCTCTATCTTCTTCCGACCATCCTTCGGATTTATCCAACCAACGTTTGTGCGAGTTAAGAACTTTTTCCAGATTGCTTCCATTGTATTTCATTCCCACTTCACCTTTCTGCCGCATTGACGACAGTATTTTGCGTATTCCTTTGCCTTGTCAATTCCATCGTAGATGTGATACATGTACGCACCGCATGAACCACACGCCCAGACAAAAATGCCATCGTTATCTTGCTTAAATGTTGGCTCAACTGCTTCTTGCTCTTTCAGCAGAGTATGAGCGTCAACCATTAGTTCCTCCATGCATCGGAGTCCGTCAATTCCTTTATATTTAGAGCAATCTTTACACGCATCCGGCACATGGCAAATACAACGTTCAATGTCAAACATGACTTGCTTTTTATCAATCATTCCGCTTCGCCACCTTCCGATATATCCCAACTAGAATATCCTGCATCTGAAGCGTTATACACAAATTCTGTTCCGTCAGTGAAACGTATCTCAACGCCGTATCCGTCGATGTCTATTTTTTTAATCGTTTTGCCTATTAAATCTTTTCCATTCATTCACCTCACCGACCTTCCGAAATGATGTTCCATGCTATTTGCAATCCATCCCAAATACCACGCTTATACTCGTTTTCAAGATGTTCATCCAATGACATAGCCTCATGAGAATCGTTCGGAGCATGGACAAGTTGATTGCCTGCAATCTCCATTTTCCATTGTTTAACAACCTCTTCCTGCTCTTTCAGCAGGGCAAGAATTTCATCCCCGAAATCAACTGTTATATCAGCAAAGTCAAGATAATCTCCTCTTGCTTCATTCAATATATGTTCAAATTCTTTGATAACTTTCTCTCTGTCCATTTTACACACCCTTTGCTTCACTATAGCGTCATTATCACCTTTAAATTACAGAACACATTTCTTAATTGCCGTTATCAATTGATCTGCTTTTAAGACGACAGTAGTACAATCTGGTAATTCTAACCGAATTAATTTTTCTTCATAGTTTGGCACGGACGTCACAACGATTGCCTTTTCCATGCTTTGAACATACATGTTTTTATCAATAGATGATTTTTCATAGGGAAGAATCCATACTTTTGTTTCTATTCCATTTCCTGTTACAACCATTTAATCACTGCCTTTAAGTTATACTTATGTTGGACAATATGGTTCCCAGCCGACTATCTTATTTCTGTAAATTAGTCTGGGCTGAACGTTTGCATGATCGTTCCCTCTCTCAGTCCGGCTTCGTCTGATCTTCCTCTTCTGTATCCATGCCAATACTCGTTCTCAAGCATGTCTCGAATCATCTTTGCATCATCGGCCGTGAATGTTACCCACCAACGATCTTTTTCCGGATCTGGACCGCACAAAGCAACCTGATCTGTAATTACCTGAATAATACGTTCTTTATCTGTCATTTCATTTTCCTCCATAAACTCTGCGCAGCATATCAAGATACATCTTTGCTCCATCTTTATTCCATGCTTTAATGGCCATTCTGATTGTGGGTTTTCTCCGGCCGCACCAATGACACTCTTCACAGTCAATAAAGAATCTTTTCCATTTATACATGAAGCAATCGTTCAGTCCAACTATGCGGCAGCCGCAATTGGGACAACGTTCAGCCTTTGGCTTCAATTTTTGCCATTTACGATTTATGCGATTTGCTTTCTTTGCCGGTACCGGATACGATCTCATATTACTCTCCTTGTTAAGACGTCTTGTAGATCCATATACACACGATAATAATTAATATTCACCAATACCATTCCATAGGCCATGCTTAGCTCCTCATAGCTTTCTGTATTCAGTTATAGTTAATATTTCAACATCATCAGGAAAATTATCATTAATGAAATTAGCGGCCGAGTGTTCATCAATTGCTTTCACAATAACGCAGCCGGAACTTATCCGGTCGCCTTTAATAATCACGCTATATTCCTTCATATTATATATACTCCTTTATTTCAATTTATTATTCATGTCTGCAGCTTGAAATAAGATCCACAAGATCAAGCCGACAATCAGAAGTAAATTAATGATACTTGTCATATGAATCACCTTCAATTAATTGGGATTGAATTGATAATCTCACGAATTTCTTTGGTTAGTAATCCGTTATAGAGCAGAGCTTTCTCGATTTGATCTTTCATATATGTTTTGCCTAACACGGAGCCGCGTTTTTCTCCATGTTTGGCTTCTCCTGTTGATGTAAACGTTATACCGTCAACTGTACATTTTATTCCAAGTGTTGAGTCCATTTCTTTAATAAGTTGAAGAGCATCAGTTTCCATTTGAATTCTACAGCCACCAGATTCATAAGGACATTCTCCTGTTTCATAGAAGCATCCTCTTGATCCAGGCCGAGTACAGATAGTTAGAGCTTTGATAACTTTATCTTTATCTACCATTTTATATTCCTTCTTTTCCTATTCTTGTGTTCCATATTTCGGTAACCACATCGATAGCTGAACTACCAGACCATTGTCGAGTCGTATCATCGTCGGTGTATGGAGTTTGACAGTTACAAGATGTGCATTTAACGCAAATTCCGCCATTGTCAGTTACGTAGAACGCGGCTGGATCGCCGCAGAAAGGACATGGAAGTAAATTAATCATAATTTCTCTCATTATTTCTCCTCCAAATCATATCGTTCCAAGCTATTATTGCTCATGTTAATTCTCCATTGCAAAATATTCTTTTCTAAAAGACATGAGATAATTTTCAACATTCAAAAGATGTTTGAAAAATGCAACATCTTCTGAATTTTAAAAACCATGATATCAAATAGACGTTCTTCGATTATCTCATACTAAATTTGATGTTTTATTCCTTGGTAAGGATGAGGTCGCCAGTTCGAATCTGGCTATCAGCTCCAGAAGCCCCGTGGACGTTGCATCAATGGCCGTGGGGTTTTTCTTTTTGCTTTTTTGAGCTTAACCTCGTTTTGAGATTACCTCATACTTTTCATTTTGTTCCATTTTCTGTTCTGTTTAGGTCTTCCATTACGGCTCGAACACCTTCAAAAACTTCTGCTCTGTACTTCACATATCTGTTCTCAGTCGTGTCAGATTTCGAATGTCCAAGCAGTCGAGCGATGATGTCCATCGGAATTCCAGCCTCTCTCCATTCTGTTGCACACGTATCTCTAAAGTCATGAGCTGTGTATCCGTCAAACCCAAGATTTTTTCTAAGCTTGTTGAAACAGTATCTTGCCTCCGTATAGGTTAGTGGTTGATCATTTTTTTCTCCGTGCAGAATGAATCCGGTTTTCTCAATTTTTCCCAATTGTTCTTTTATTGTTTTTGTAAGTGGTAACTTCCTCTTGCTGGCAGCAGTTTTGGGAATTTTCACTTCTGGCATATTTCGAGATGGATGAACTACTGCTCGCTGAACGTAGATCCAACCATTTTCTAAGTCAAAATCTTCCCATTTCACTCCGAGAACTTCTTCCATTCTCATTCCTGTATTCACCAGCAATGTAATCATATTTCGTTGTCTGTCATCTTCAATAAACGGAATGCTGCTTCTAATGAATTCCATTCTTTCTTTTGGAATGGCTTTATGATGGATAGTTTCTTTTCCTCCTATTTTTAGCCGCGATGATTTAAATGGATTTCGTGTTATGTATCCATCTTCTACGGCCGCATCAAGAACTGGTGACATGTTGTTTTTGATTTTAAGCAGAGTCTCATGAGAGTATCCTTTGTCTTCTAATTCATTGAACCAAAGTTGCAAGTCTGAAGTCTTGATTTTGTCTAGCGGTACTTCACCCCATTTCGGAATAATGTGGTTGTCTGTGATACCTTTTCTTGATGCCTTCGTTAGCGATTCCTGTTTTGATTTGTAGATCCTGTTAAAGTTCACAATGTAACGACCAAGCAATGGAGTGTTATTAGCACAGTTGTTCTTAGATGCAATAGCTGGCGCAACAATTCCTTGCTGTAAACACAGCTCAAGATATGAATTCATCATATCTTGAATCGAAGCACCAGTTATCCACCGTGAAACACCATTAACCGTTACTTGTTGTTTCATTCTGCTCATTTCTTCTTCTCTTTCTGAAGAAACGTCTATTCGATTATCAAGGTTCACGACAGCTGACACGGCTTGCTGGGTGGCAAGCCGGACAATGTCAGCCATCTGTTCAGCAGTATAAGTAACGGGATTCTTATTGTCAACGTCAAACATTTTATTTCTCCTTTCAGAAGGACATAAGAAAACTCCCGCCGAATCTTATAGCAGGAGTGATGTTATGAAGATGATTTCAGTTAAAGCAGAGAATATATTATCTGTCGGATATGATCTAAAAGATTATAATCTCCATGTAATATTTGTTTCAGGAAAAGAAAATATCTTCTTCCATGTGCCTATGAATGTATACATGGAACTGATTCATGCAGATAGTATAGATGATTATTTTGCGGATAATGTATTCATGAAATATCCCCGCAGGGAATTGTAATGATTTAGATTAAATCAGTGCAATTGCAATCCATGTTCCTATGATTTGAACAAGGTGACAAATCTGATCAACAATCAAATTGATAGAATACTTGTTCGCCTTTGCATTATCTGTATATGCATGTATAAATGTGTTCACTATTATGAAAAGCGACATGGTTATGTAATTTGTGCTGATAAACAATGTTGGGACAGTGATCATAAAGCTCCATGAAAAAGCATGTGCGATTAGTGCTGTAATATAATCATGCCTATATAATTTGTCCGGAGCATTTTCCTCCCACCATTTCTTCTGCTTCATTTTGGCAAGAATACCTTGCAGATAATAATCATCCACAATATGAGCAAATATCATTGCAAAGAGAATCAATATTTTCATTTCTAATTCTTTGTAGCCTCCTCTCTAAACATGCTACATTTTCCAAACATACCCGTTTTAAAGCTTCCTTCTTTTAAACATATTACTGCATACGGCCCTTTTGAATCATAATAAATATCAGTACAATTATCGCAAAAGAGACAACAATTAGGCCTACACATAATCGGAGGCATAAAAGGATCATCAAACCTGTATTCTCTTGTAAATTCCGTCATTTCCACTTCACCAGTCCTTTTTGTGCCATTTCCTATCCACGCTCTGATACATTATTCCTTGTTTAGTACGCATCTGGCTTCAAGAGTAGTAATTCTACGTTCACATTCTGAAAGTCTTCTTATAAGATGCCTACTATATTCGCATTGATCAGGATCGTCCATTTTTATAAAAGTACGAATTTTATCTGCACAATCGTTACATACATAATAATTTTCAATGACTCCATTTGTAGACACTGGACAAACAGTAATGAGATATGCATCGTCTGTCAATTCTTCACATCTGTTATATGATCGTATCATATTACCACCTCGCGTAAAATCTTCTTGAGCATCTATTACAATTAGGACCTTATTCATTTATAATCTCCTTTATGCTATCTTCAACAGTCTTTATTGTTTGTAATTTATGCTTATTGTCGGTTATTATTTGCTTGTGTAAAATGTTATGAAAAACAACATAATAGCGGGTGAGGATTTGAATTTCTATCACCTCACATACGGGCTTTATTCTTCACAGTTCCGAGTTTTTACGTCCTCTACGACTGGTACCGCTTTTCGGCGCGTAGTCTCAACCCTCGCATGCCCGCCAACCGTCTGCTGCTGCATCCCTGTGAATTTGTATTTACGTCTACCTATTCCGCCACCGCTATTATTTAATACGTGTATAAAGCAAAATTTTCCATTATGCTTTTTGCTTTCAACATTTGTATAAGAAAAATAAATTCAAAAATCAAATTTGTTACAATACAGTATCCTAACGACATTTCTGTACTCCAAGGTTATTAACCAGCAATACATTACGTTAAAAATTAGCCAAAATTTTATATTGGTTTGTTTCGCTATATACATTAGGTTAAAAAACAGCCGAAATTTAATGTTGGTTCACATCTTTGCTATACAAGAATTTAAAGTCCAGCTATAAAATCAATGACGGCTTTAATATAGAGTATTGTTTCAATCAACGCCCACCCGCCAAAGAAAAGATAACCGACAATCTTCGTTAATTTACTCATGGTGTCCTTTACATTATAACGTCCACTTTAAGATTGAGCGGGTGAGGATTTGCACCTCACAATCGCTGAACTCTACTCCGCCCGGATTCGAACCGGAATTCATCCATATTTCAGGTGTTTTCAAGTTAAACTACGGAGCATATCCAGCCTTCTGTGTTTCCAAGAGTAACGCGTCTACTTTTGCCGTGACCTGCGCCCCTGTTATCAGGTGTACTTGTTTGAGAGCCACGTCCTTATTTACTCTCCGCAGGAGTGATGGCTGTCTATTCCGCCACCGCTCAATGTTTTATTTAGATTACGGTTTACCGATATATGTTAGCGTCACGGACAGCCCCGGAGTCGAACCGAGCCACCGAAAGTCACCACTATGCCGCCCAATGACATCCAGCATATACCAGCAGATTAAAGAGATCATTACATAGTGATATCACATTTATTTTTCGGAACCGTATTGCTGCTCGTTACAGTTGTAAACCAGCTCTGACTCGGATAGGTTATCGTGTCATACCTTTTGTTCCCATCAGCATATCCTTGATTATAAGCATCGTCCAGCATCTTCTGTAGTTCTTCCTTTGTAAGTTCAATTTTGCCATCTTTGTTCTTTTCAATAATAACAACTCGACTCATATTTGATTTCCTTTCCTGCGTTATGATTACAGACATTTTAGATCCTTCTTATCCTTAAGTTACTTTGTTGCCCACCATCTAGATTATCTGGGTGCTGCAACAGAATTAGAAGCAAGTAAACCCATAAGTTCAGCCATCCGCTGTCCATTGGCTGCCTGAGATTCCTGATTGTGAATCTCTCGCAGCTCATTCGTGAGGATAGTGTAGTCATCCAGCGTCACCTCGGTTATTGGTTTGTTGATAATATGATTGACAAGATCCCGGATCTTCGCTTCGATAGTGTCTTTCATAATATTTTTCCTCCTGATTTAGTTATTGTCAGTTTTAAGTTAGTGCCTCTGCTTTAATCTGCTCAATCATGCGAATGAATACTGATGTTTCTTGAAATCCTCCGATCGGTATTCCGCCATTGCTCACTTTGGTATAACCAAGCCTTCTGCCAACAGCTATACCGTGCTTTGCACCATACGATATTTACAGCCTCGTACCACGGCTTTATCACGGCAAAGCGTCCCATATACTATTTTCCTATTTATGCATTATAGATGTTCTTCATCTTCATCATATAGACAAAAATGTTTGCATGATTTACAGACTTCGATTGGCTCTTGATCATCCCAATGTCTAATGCCGGCGCATTTATCTCCAATGTATCTTTCTTTGTCGTTACGATCATAAAGCTTATCTGCAATCGTACAGTTTTGAGGTGTTCTTTTCATATTTCATTAATCAGGACTGGTGCAGTAGAAAATACCATCCTGTACATTCAGAATTTCTCTGGCAACATTTTCGGCCAGCGTGCTGACGTTTCCGTGAGGATCTGCCAGATTGTCATTCCAATACTGAAGAACTTCCTTCTTAAAGCATACGTAACCGAATGGATTCAGAGTTCCATCAGGACGAATCACAATCGTCTGATCGTACAAAGGATTGCCTTCGAAAGCCTTACGGACGATATCGGCAGAAGTGCAAGATTCGTTGTCTGGCACGATAATGATAGTGAGTTTTACGCCTCCCCAACTCTTTTCAGCAGGGATTAACTTCTGCAGAGCTTCAGCCTTGTCGTGTCCATGAACAAATATCTTGATTTTGTAGTCGTCTTCGTTATACTCCAGCTTGATGTCAGGATCTTGTCCAAATAGAGCTTCCAGTTGGTTATAATATTCGACCCAAGGAGAAGACAGCCTTACTCCTTCTTTAGCGATATATTCCTTTTCCGCGTTCACAGTCTTATTCCTCACTTTCTTCTTCTTGAGAATCTTCTTCATTATTATCATCCTCGAAAAATGCAGTCACAAAGTCCGTTATGGCCATCATACTGATTTCATTTGCTTTCAGATTTCTCACTGCAAAATAAAGCCAGCAGACAAACCATACAGACAATAAAATAGAAATAAACAACATATGCAACTCCTTAATCCCAGAGACTATAGAAGTTCTCTCCAATCTCTGACATTATCTTAATGATTCTTTTCTGAGCTTCAGTTTGCAATTCTTCGGCCCGCTTCATATAGTTTTTATCGAGTATCTTATCTCTTTTGTCGTCTTTGAAACTTTGATTAAGAAAAGCATCATAATACTCATTTTGAGAATCACAATATTCTTCGGTACACTTCTCAAGTTCATCGGCAACATGCAATAACCAGTCGTGCCACTTTTCTTCAGTCTCAAATGGTTCAGCTCCTGGGTAAGCCATTCCTTCTTTAGCCATTGACCGAAACATCTTTGGCCAGACGGTGGTCATCCAATGATCCATGTTGAACCAGTCAGAATCGCAATATCCTCTTGTTGCTCTTTGCCATCCGTTCTTGATATTGATAATGATTTCTTTGATCCACTTATGTGGATGAGTAAGATAGTATCTCCAACCAAACGAAAAATCTCTCAGAACGTTTGGATAACCTTTCTTTACATCCATATTCATACGAACACCTCAATACGCAGAGAGCCAGAAGAATGCAACAATAAGCATAGGAATCAACGCAGCGCACATCGGTATGATAGATCTTTTCAAAACATCTTTTACTATTCCGTTCATTTTTCTTCTCCTAAATTAATATATTCTGTCTTAATGAATCCTTTGTTTGTAACGCACCATTCGGCAGACACAGCATACACCGTAACAGTGCTGTTTTTCTTTACCCATTTGTTTCTTTTCCCGTCGATTGTTTTTCTTGCCGCTACGCGTCCGTCGCTCTGTATTGAACATTGCAGGATCTTTGAACAATCCGGCTTGTCATATACGATATAGCCGCTGTGTATCCAGCCTTCACTCATCTCAAGAGAAAGATCGATGCAATGAATATATCCGTTCTTCGTCTTTCCATCTATAACGATTCTGTCTCCGCAATATGCGCTGCCGAGAATCATACTTCTCGTTGACGGTTTTGTTCTGACGTTTACAAACGAATCTGGATTACACAATACCCACACTTCTTCCTGTTCTGCATGAGCATTATTTATTAGCGTTATTGCACAAATTGTAATGACAAACACAACAGATAAGATCACAAACAATTTCCACAGAGGAATTCTTTTGGGAAGCATTTTAATCCCTACCTTTTAATAATTTTCTCCTAACTCAATAATCTTTTTCGCGACATCTTTCCAAGAATACTTTTTCAAATCTCTTGGTCCGGTTCCGACTTCCATTCCTTTCGGGCTATAATTGCACCATAAGCCTGTTCTCATATATCCGCCTGTGCCATATTCATTCTTTAAGAAGATAGCTAATTGAGTAATATTCCTACACGTCTTAAGGAAGTTTCTGATACGCTCTTTTCCGCCAGCAAATCCTGATCCTCTTTTGACAACTTTTGTAAATAGTGTTTCTTCTTCCAGATAGTCAAACATGTTCATTTGGATGTTCATATTGTTTCCTTTAGATGTTATCTATTTTGCTGGCAAGTTGATCAGCGTGATGTGTCCATAATACCAATTCAGACTTCCTAATTGCTCGATCAAAACCATCCCAATCATCAGTCATGTATGCACCCATATGGTATCGAATACAAAGCATTTCCACTTCAGTTAGAGAGATAAACTGAGAAATCAACATAATAGATTTATCTCCATGGCCTTTAAGCAGCATATTATTGTTATATTCATAATGAAATGTACCAGGCAATGACAATGTTTTGTCCTCTACAGGATTGTACACTTTGATATATTGGTCGCACTTGCAAAGATCGTGGTACATTCCAATAATGAAAGGACTTTCCAAAGCTCCCCAGTCAAGATGATTGTTTTCCGTTAACTCTTTCAGCCGCTGATATACAGCCCAGGAATGATCGAATAATCCACCTTCATAAGCTCCGTGATATTTTGTGCTTGCCGGAGCCGTAAAGTATCCCATATCAATCAGATGATCTGTCTCAATAAAAGATTCAGGATTCGGATATTTTGTAATCTCGTCATTGTAGATCTTTATTCTTTCTTCAGTTGTCATAGTGTCTCATGATATTTAGGCTCGGATATCCGTGACTTCGGTCGTGGGAGGAGAGCCTTTTCTCCTTTCTGTCGGGTGATGATTTGCTGCTTCCAGCAGTTTGAGTTTCTTGTAGGAAACCGAATCCGTGACTTTTGATCCGTCCAGCGTGGTCAGAGCGAAATACCCCGAAGTACGCCTGCCTTTTACGAAGCACTCCTTGCCGTTGATCTTTACCTTATCCCAAAGTCTAAAACCGAATACTGTGTACGGCGCTTGATTGCGCTTTCGGATTCCGCCCCTCAAGATTTTCGCTTTGTGGATCTGCCGATTATGGCATCTTACAGGCTTAATCAGGTAAATATCGTCAGAAGGAATTGCTTCCATCATTCCAGTAATGCATCTGGCATCGCTAGTATGGGTCTTACAAATCCCATGTTTCTCCCGTCTGTATTTTGTTATGTATCCGTGCGTTTCCCATATTGGAAGCCGGAGTTCTTCGCGCAGTCTTCTAATCAGAGTTTTGCGCATGATCCCCATGAACGCCGCGTCTCGGTTTGGTTTTCCTCTACGCTTACTTTCGGGCAGAGAAATCTTTCCTTCGTGCAGTGCCTTATGACAGTCCTTGCAAAGCGTGATCAGGTTGTTGGGCGCATTTCCACCGGTCTTTCTGCTCTCCTTGTGATGTACATGGAGTCTGACCCCATTTTTCTCCGTCGAGTGTTTTCCGCAGCACTGACAGGTATAGTTGTCTCGTTTCAGGACATACTGGCGAACGTTGTATTCATCGTACATCTCTCCCAGCTGATAGTCTGTTCCGACTGGAAGCGGTTTGTCTTCTTCCATAGCCTTCAGACGCTGAAGATCAAACTCGGCCGTTTCCACAATTACCTTCGATACCGGAACAAAGGAGCAGATCCGTTTTATGCGTGTAATATGCTCCTGAATCTTGACTTCTACCGAAGGTGCAAGCCAGCCCTTATTTTTGCTGTGTACACGGTTTTCAAATCTTGGCTTTCTGTACCTGATCTTGCGGTTCCGTCTCGCTCTGCGATACTGTCTCCTGTCGGAAAGAAGATTCACCACATCGTTACGAGGCGGCATTTCCTCGACATACAGTTCTTCCTTCTCTGTACAGGCAGAGAAGCCTACATGCTTGCTTCCAGCGTCTACGCCCAGCACAACGAGCTGTATTTCGCTTCCGCTTTCATAAAGCAACTGTATCGTAAACGGGCAGCGCTGTATTACCTTTGCCCTACCGGACTTCAGCAGTCTCCGGACGAAGCCGTGCCGTTTTGTTGGCATGAGCGGTTGCCCGGTGATACTCTTTACATATACCATTACGGCACGTCCTTTCTTTAATACTTATACGCTTTAAGCTGTAAACCGGCGCGTATGAAGCCGTTATGTCACCTTCGCCAATGTTGAAAGAGCTTGTCGTGACCGTCACACCGTTTCTACCCAGCAGAACTTTTAATGAAGATCAACAGAGCCACAGATTAGGTGATACGTCCATGGGTGTTCTGACTCTCTCAACGTAGGTTCCGAAAACCTTAGGCTAGTCAACTCCAGGCTCATTTCCACAAGCCCGCGACTTTAGTCGTGGGTAATTGACTTACTTCTCCCAAACAATATTGTCTTGTTCGTCTGACATGTTGATGGCATACCCTTCAATGTCATGTGCTTCTCCAAAGTTAGCGTCGAAGTACACATCGTTGGCTTCCTTTAACGCTTCGTCAATGGATTCTGCTTCGACAGGAATCGTGTATCGCGCGTCAATCTTGTATGTTACCCAGTAAGTCATTTTTTCTTCTCCTTATATTTCTTTTCTTTCAATAAAACGCCGTGCTCCGTTATAAACTCCGTCTCTGACGAAAAGCGGACACTGTTCGATTGCGTATGTGAAACTATCTTTCACGCCTTGTTCTTTGAACGGGACGCGTTTAGCTACCCAGTTCTTTACAGGAACTAATTTCTTAGACCATGGACATTTTCCAATTGCGTTTGCACAGTCCCAACATAAGGTTATTTTTTGTTCATATGAACCCATTGTATGCCTCTTAGAGATAATTTTTTCTGAATGTTTCCATCCAGAGATCATGAGAATACTTTTCTTCAAAAATCTTCTGAGCTTCTTGTCTCAAGCGAAGATTCAGTTCCTTTTCGTACTGTGCTCCGCCGTCTCCGGTATGGCAACTGTGACAAAGATAAACCCAGAGCCCATATCTTTCTGATAGCTTTCTGTTTGCAGTGCCTGAGATAATATGGTGCTTCTCAAGATAGGATTGACGGCCGCATAAGTAGCACTGCTTCTTATTTTGCATTATGCTTTTGCTCATGCTTTTCCACCTTCTTTGCCCAGTTTCCAAGAAGACGTTCCATTTCCTTTTCTGTAATGGTCGGTATGCCAAGATCGTTAGCAATATTGACTACATAATCGATAATCCTGCTCATAGATAAAGAATCATACGTGGAACTGCCATAATAGGCATGAACTATTTTGTAATCTTCGCCGTGATCATCAACCACATCCACAAACCAGCCGATCCCTTTGTCTCCCCAACGATAAATAAACCGTTCAAGAGCATCCTTTCTGATTAGCAAAGGCTCAAATTCTCCTTTGGCTCTGATTGCCTCTCTGTAGACTTCGTTCTTTCCGTCTGTAGAATACTTAGACGATTTCTTTGCGATTTCAGAACATAAATTCCAGAAGAAAGCATTTGCATCAAGACTTCTATGCTTGGACGCTTTTTTGATTGTGATATCGATATCTTTTCCGTTCAGCTCGTCATAGACTTCTCTGAAGTCTGCATGAAGCAGAATAGTAAGATTTTGAGTTTCATCACGATTCATTGTGAGATCTTTCAACTGTCCGATCATGGTATCACTTCCGGCCAATCAGCATTTTTTTGTGGACTTTCAATGCGAGACATGACAGCTCCAACAGCTCTCAGTTTATGAACAAGCTTATCTGTAATATCGCCTTTTGCATAAACACAATATTTATTGACGACAACACATGTTTCGTTTGATTTTTCGTCATAATAAAACTGATTTACTTCATCCAGCTTAATATATCTTTTTACGCCAGTGGTACCATCAATAATAATATAATTCATATTTTCTCCTTCATATGGCGAAGGCGGCTGGCCTTTTAAGGCCGCCGCCTTCGCTTAACAACGATCAAATACATCCAACGCTTTACATAAAACGTCAATCTGTTCACTCACTTCTTTATACAATCCAGCGTATTTATCCATGAGCTCTTTATATTCTGCCTGACGTTTCATCATTCGATCAATCTTTTCCTCCATCGTCTTATAAACGATATCATTACTTTCTTTCTTTTCTTCTTTCTTTTCTTCCGTTCTTTCTTCACTTACTGGAGCATTCTTAACTTCTTCTTTCTTTTCTTCAACAATCGTATTAACTTCTTCGGGCTTTTCTTCTTTTATTTCTTCATTCTTTTCTTCTGAATTTTTCTTTTTCATCCGGTATTTATACTGATAAATCTTATTTTTCGCCTTGGTCTTTGAAATGTTAAACGTATCCATAACCCACTTTACAGGATCTTCGGACTGAGTTGCTTTCTCGTACCAATCATCAATAATAACCTTACCGGGCTTAATAAAGATAGTTCCCTTTGTTTTCATTGCTTCTTCTTGTGCTTTTCTCATTCTGTATAATATCGTTTCTTCCGGTCTGATCGTTTCGCTGCCAACGCTGACACGACCTTCATACAAATCCAGCGCTCTCTGTCCGTAGATACATTTCGACGAACATGTTCTACAAACAGATAAAGCACCATTACTTTTGGCACATGTGCGAAGATGACCTTTTACAAGGTCCTGTAAATCCATTTCTTCCAAAGGTTTTGTAACAGGTGGATTATATACTCCATTGGGAACATATGGTATTCCATCTTTTCTCAAAACTCATTCACTCTTTTCTATATTTCTTTTAACTGGATTTCCGCAAGACTTTTCTCCTTCAGGACATTTACCTCTTACACATCCAGGCCCAGCATTTTCAAATAACAATGGTGCAACTTTATAACACTCTTCGAACATCGCATTTGCCAATCTGCGAATTTCCCACTGTGCTCTGTTGCACATTCTCAGTTCGAAGAAATGTCTAAGCTCTCTGACATTCATCGTAACGAGGAACCTTGTTTCGCAAGCGTTCGGCAAAACAAAACGAGCATCTTCATTCGAATGCTCGCCTTTGCCAAGTTTGTTTTGCCATTCCTTGTACCATTCTTCCATGATATTCATTTGAATACCATATTCCTGAATGGCATCATGGCCAAGAGCTTCGATCGCAGGAGGAATAATATAACCAAATCCATTCTCATACGAAACATATCGTTGACTTTGCACTGAAAAACTTGCCAGTCGATGACGGGTAATCTGTGCCAACAATGTCCGGCTGACTCCTTCAACGCCAAATGTAAATGACGCATGTTCCAATACTGACTCATGTCCCATTGATACAAGCTTTTTAATAAATTCAGATTGATCCTTTGACTGAATCTTCTGAGACAAGTCATCTATTGTACTCTTGGAATAGCAGAGTTTAGCTCCAAGAGAAATCAGTTCTTCCGGAGATAATGAATGTCGGATCAGCTCAACATGAAGTGTCTTTTGCTCAGCCATCTTCTTCCTCCTGATAGTCTTCACCTGTCTTGTTGCGATATGCGGCTCTGACTTTAATAAGTGATTCAAGCAATTTGTCTTTATCAGCCTGAAGTTCGTAGATCTGTTTATACATTTTCTCTACGCATTCCTTAACTTCAGCCGTTTCAAACTGTTCGTCACAATAAGCACACCAACGACCGCTCTAACATGGCCCTTCAATATTAATCAGTTTCGTGATTAATTCATGTGGAGTCATTTGGCATCACCTTCTTTCTTCAGATTGTTTTCTCGAAGATCAAAAAGCTTGGTAACAAAATCATCAATCTCTTTCGACACAGTTCCGCCTACAACATAGCTTTCAAGCATATGTTTAAACATAAGTTTTGTCATTGCTTCTCGGCTTTCCTGTTGTTCTTTGATGAATCGAACGATAGTATCATCGTTATTCTTTACGAGACGAACAAGCGCTTTAATATATCCAGCTGCTCTTCCTATAAGAGCATAAGGAACACTGCTGGAACTCCAGCTCTTTAATTGTTCAGCGATCTCTTCAGCTTCTTCTAACCATTTGTTGTATTCAGCATCGTTCATACTACCACTCCTTCCACGAAACATTGTTGAAGGAATTCAATATGCATGATTCAGTAACGTTCGGATGTCTATGAATCCAATCAGAAACGCCTTCTTCATCAGAAAGATCATCACGCGTTTTATCGAGAATATGAAGGCCTCGTCTTTCAAGCTTTTTATTTAAATAAACACCGTCTTTAGTACACTTTGAGTCATCAAAATTCCAATCAGACTTCCATTCACCAATCAGAACAATTCTGGCTCCTGATTCAGACACCAGCTTTTTCAATTCTTTTGCCTTTGATTCGGCTACACCTCTACGACCGGACGGTGCAATAGCATCGGATTCAGGGAAGTTTAATACGTTCTCGACTTTAAAAAAAATCACTTTCATATATTCATGTCCTCTATAGCAATATACTCAGCTCCCGCTGGAATCAAGTCGTTTTTGAATGAATATTTTTCGTTTGCTTCTCCGCGAATTCTTCGCAGACACTCCTGTTCATCGTCAGCCATTTCTTCAAACTTTCCTTTATGTGAAGAATTGGCTTCTCCGATCATTGTCGCTTTAAAATAGTTATAATTTTGTTCTTTGAACTTATCCTTATAATATTTTATTGCACAGATCGCATTACGGGCATAGCAAAAAACAATATGTTTATCTCCATCCGCATAACCATAATGAACACGATAAATAAACGTTCTCTTACTTGCCATCGAAAGCACTCCTTATCTTTCCATGTTCGATCAGCCATGAAATCGCTACTGCTGTTGCGTCGGATTCATCATCATTTTTATAATCCAACACTCCAACGTATTCCTTCAGACACTCAGCCACTAAACTCTTTTCTGCATTGCCGCTTCCGGTAATATGCTTCTTAATTGTACTCGGGTAAATTTCATTCCATGCTTTTGTATCCAAAAGAAAATCCATCAATCCGACAACTTTGGCAACGTCTCGTTCTGAAGGAACTTTTTTGCTCATGACCATTTTCTCACGAACATAGAAAATATATTGATACATATAGTCTTTTCCAAGGAAATCAATAAAGGCATGATATATTTGAGTTAATATCTGTCCGTGGGTAAGATTCTTTTTGGTTTTAGTATCAACAGACATTAACTTTACATTCAATATTGTAGCTTTGCCATCTTTATCTTCAATATCCAGAAGAGCAAATCCCGGTCTTCTCAGAGACAGATCGGCTCCAAGCACCTGATATCTCTCCGGAAAGCTAATCACTACTGGCGCAGCCTCTTTCTTCTTAGGCATACGCAAGTCTCCTTACTGAATTAAGTTACTGCTTTTAGGTATCATAATTTCTTCGCCAGAATGTATTGCTTCAGGACAAACCTGACGAACCATCTGAAGTATCTCATATGTTGCTCTCGGAGAAAGTTCAGCTATGATCTTTCCATATTCATCCACGATAAAGAACATATGATCACTTCCATTCTGCCAAACCAAACGGACACAGCTCGGTATCATACTTGTCAACAACAGCGTGACCTTCCAGAATCTTATATAATTCACAGTTCTTGGCTTCATCATCTGTCAACACACATTCCCGACATCTTGCCTGTGCCATCTGGGTTAATTTCTCGGCTTGGTCTTTTGTAAAGATTACATTTGTTGATCCTTGTTTCAGCATTGGAACCAGTTCCAGTTTCAGATCGCTTACGATGTTTGAATATACGCGAACCTGTTCTTCTGTTCCGGTTCTAATAAGATCATGAAGAAGTTGGCCAGTAATTTCGATTACTTGCTGAACCCGCTCTTCTCCATTGTTAATCATCTTCAGCCGATCTTTCATATCTTCCTGAACGTAAATCAGCTCACTACATACAGCGCCAAGCCTTTTGAGTAAATCCATTTCGCTTCTTACAAGTCTTTTTCTTTCACTCATCGGATTTCTCCCATTTAAAACGGTCACCGTTCTTCATTCTCGCTCCACACTCAGGGCAAACTACGGGCAACCAACTGCGTTCGCATTTCTTGTGACACGCTGAACAGAAAACTTCTTCTTTGTTCAGCCAGATCCATTGAGGCATATTCGATTAAGCTCCCTTCTTTTCGATAATTAAATCGCTTATGGCCTCAGTTTTTGCTTCGTCGTTATCAAGGCTATATTTTTCAATATACTCACGCATTCTGCGTGCAGCTTCCTGACTGTATTTCTGGAATTCCGCGGGTTGAATTCCATATTTTTCTTCAAAGTTATTGTTGAGTTCCTCGGTGATTACTTTCAAATCTAATTCGAGCTGTTGCTCATGATAAGCCTGAAGTAATTCATGAGGCAATAAAGCGATTGAATACATAGTGTTGTTAATCGTTCTCTGAATTTTCATCGCTCTTCTCCTAAGATCTTTACAAGATCTTCATAATCTATATTATCTAACTTTATATTCTTGATTATTTTCAGTAATTGAGGGTCGAAAGATCCACTAATTTCACCTGTGGTATACATGTTATATGATACAGTTGTGTTAATTAATGGAAATAAGTAATATTCATCCCTTACGTGATCATAATGAATAAAGTAGTTCATATTGTCTCCTAAAAAAGAAAGGGGCGAGAGAATCTAATCTCCCGCCCCAACCAGAGTTACTCTGCTACATATTCTGCGTCCAGAGCAGCATCCAGTTCCTGTTCTGCGGAAGCAAGTGCGTCTTTAGCATCCTGTACGGCCTGCTTGTAGACCTCAACTTCTTCTAAGAGTTCTTGAATGTGAGTTCTTTCCATGGTAACTTCCTCCTATTAATTTATATTTTTGAAGGTTGCCACTAAACACACAATCAAATAGCATCCATCCTTTCCTTGTTTTAATCGCTATAAGTTAATCAGATGGCTGTTTCCTCCTGGACATTTAACACTCAAGCACCATCAATCTTCATTCTTGAGCAGATACTTATTGCTGACTACTTTCATTGACAACGAACCGCCAATAATCGGACTATATACTGGCTCTATCGGTCGAACAACAACGCCTTCTTTTCGACCGCCTTTCGGATATTCTCCATCAGCTCTTTCCAACATTGCTTCAATCGTTGGATATTTCGACGGAAGATCGATTCCTCGTTCTTCAATCGGTACGTGTTCCAGCCCAAGTTCATGACAAATAAACAGCATACGATCCAATCCGACCCTCTTACTGTTCTCTCGGATTGTAAACACATACCATTCCGGCTGTGATAATCTCAGTCTATTCTTCTGGATACCCGGAGCACAGAACTCTCCCTGAATCGTAAACGTGTCAAGATTCCAATCTTTATAATACTTTTCAATTAAAGGTTGGAATCCTTTCTTCTTCACGAATTCATAGAAGCTGCTTGTACCGTCGTCCTTATATTCGTAGTTGTGGCCACATACATGGAATCCATTCTTATCTACAGAAAGAGAATGGGAAGATCCATCCATCTTGGTTGAGATATAGTATTCCAGTCCTTTAAATTCTTCCGTGAATTCAGGGTAATTTTGCACACGAATTTCATCTGTATGAGGAACGTCTTTCGGTAATGTTCCAATAGCTGTTCCTCCGGTTGTTGCCATCTCTTCGATCTCCCATTTCTTTACCTTAAGGATATCTGTCACGTCTTTTCCCAGCTCAACATCTTTAATTTCCGGGAATTCAGATACGGGCAGCAACAATCCCTGACTAAACACACCACGAAGTTTAAGCGTCCGAAGCTTGAATCCTTCTCCCATGATATCCGTTTTCTTATAGCTTGTTTTTCTCAAGAATTCAAAACGATCATCAATGGGAAGGAAACTATCGATCTCAAAGTATACGGCCAGTTCTCCAGGATGAAACTGTCCTTTGTTTACAACAACTTTCCATCCTTCAACTGAAGCCAACTCCAAGCGATCTGCATCTGGAATCGGTTCAAGGTTCCATATTCGTTGAATGCTTGCAAGCTTTCTCATTATTTACTCCTTAAAAATCCAAATCGTCATATTCATCATCTTCAATATATTCTTCATCCTCTTCAGTTGGTTCAGCAACTTCTGTATCGTATACCCTGACATTCTGTCTTTTGTAAGCATCAGGAGTGTCTGTCTTCTCGATTATGCTCATGATCCTCTGCACCGTCAGAGGTGACGCAATAACAGAACCATTATCCAAAAAGATCGCAGATTTCGCTTTTGCGCCGCCGGACGCATTGATTAAAGTTCCGGCTTGTCTTTCGTTGGATATCGTCTTTCTTGCCTGACTGATTTCGGTGGACATGATTGCAACGATACGTGTTGCACAAATCGCAACATCGAATTGTCGATTGTCGCTTCGCTTATTACTTACTTTTACGAACTTCAGAGGGACTAAATAACCCATATGGGATCAACTCCTTTACTATAAAACGGAGAGCGAACAAATCGCTCTCCGTATAATAAAGTTGTTACTCCCTTAATTATCAGTCAAATACATCGTCGAAGAAGAATCCGTTTTCTCCTCCAAAGAGGCTGTCTGTTGTGAATCCCATCGTATCACCATCAGATCCATAAACATTCTTGCCTCCAAGCAAACTTTGCGTGCTGTAAGCAGCAAAGTCACCATCTTTGTCGTAATAGTTTTCTCCAAACAATCCATCCGTAGAAAAGCCCATGTTTTGGCCATTGGAATCATAATAGTTTTCCCCGCCGAACAGACTCTCGGTCGAGTAACCAATCTGTTTCCCGTCTTCGTCATAGAAGTTGTGGCCACCAAATAAGCTTTCTGTCGAATAATATCTTTTCATTTCAATCTCCTTTATTTTCGAGGGAGTAAACAACTTTGTAGTTTTTCGCCCAAATATCATATTCATTCGGGACGCGAGTCTTCTCGCCACCCTTATAAATATATTTGGGACTCTTATTAAATTCGAGTAATTCTATGCAGTCTCCTGCCTTAAAAAGTTTATTTGCAAAATCATCCTTGCGGAAACGTATTATGCCAGAGCTTCCACGATGAACAGAATACATTTTGCATTTAACTCCATATTTTGCGTCAACTTCGACAACAAAATAGAGGTTTCCAGGTGCGGATGGATCAACTGTCAGGCACATCCCAACGTTGCTCATTTCTGAATAAAGTCTCGTAGAGTACGAAAGTTCTTCGTCAGGTAATGATTTCTCATATTCTCTGCATTTCTCAAGTCTCTCAGCAAATGACTTGATTGATTTTGTCAGCTTGTTCTCGCCACCGAAGAACTCATTGTAGACCTTCATCAGTTTTCCAGACCCGCCGAACTGTTTGAAATATCCCAGCTCTATGAGAATAACAATCTGTCTCGCATCGAGCGCTGTGCTCATCTGAATTGCTCTCAATAAGTTTGTGAAGCAATCCAGCGGCTCTTCGATATCAACAGAACTATATTCAGCCGGAGTGATTTCTTTTGTAATAAACTTTTTCCCTTCGACTGAGGCTTTATAAGCTTCGTATTCTTCTGTGCTCATTGTTGCCTGAGCCTCGACTAGAGCCTCTTCGACGGAAATACGTTTGGTTTCAGCGTTCTTTACTTTAGAATAAACAGTTCCCATATAGGCTTTACTTTGGCGGCCAAGATCATATAGCTGATTAGCTATTTTCTTGTTCATGAACCGAATAGAAGACAAAGATTGACTGATTGTTTTGCTTTCTTTGTCAACTACCCAATCTCTGTTGTCTTGACCGAACTGCCCAACGGTCATATTTATTCCTTTGTATCGTTTCATTTCGGAAATAATCTTTGCTATCTTATCAAGATTTTTCTTACTGTCATAAAGTTTCAGCATTGTAAGATAAAGCTCGTATGGATAATGAACTTTTAACCATGCGACATACAGACTATCACAGGCCATTGAGAATGCATGAGCAGCACAAAACATATAATTTGCTGCATTCTCAATGATTGTCCATACCTGATCAACTACCTCATGAGCTTTTTCTTCTGAAGCTCCTTCAGTTTCTTTCAGATATTTCGTAAAACCTGTTTTAAATTCTTCTTTTGCTGCCAAAACCTTTTCAGTCTTTTTCTTTTTTATTGCTTTTGTTGTTGCATATGCTTTTGGTCCTGGCAATCCAGCTGCTTTCAATACTCTAAGAATTTGTTCATCATATATTAGAAAGCTTTCTGGAATTGCTTTTGTTCTTAATAGATTATCTAATGATGGAATACCGTATTCGAAATGCTGTCTGTTCAGGAATGTTTCTAGCATTGATCTAAAACCAGGCCTTATGCCAGCGATGAACGCAGTTAACTCCTCAACGTTATGCGGTTTATACCTCATAACTTTTTTTGTTGAAGCATCACGCTCGCACTGATTAAGCCCTTGAGTATAACCATTGGAATATAGTTTCCAAATAGCTTCATCATCTTTAACATCATTAAGCAACTCATCAACAGACATAACCTCTAATCCGGCAAGATTAAAAGCTTCATAAATTAATTTGACTACGTCAACACGCAAAAAGTCTGCTTTTAGATAGTTATAAGCATCAGCAGTCTTTCCATCGATGTAAGCTGCATAAACTTCTCCTTTGCTTCCACTCTTCGACTTAAGCCTTACAACCCCAGTTTCACGGCGAAGGTCTTTATCAAGCAGAATGTGTGCGCAAGGATGTGGCAACCAACTCGTAACAATGTTTTTGTATTTCTTAGACTCTTCAATTATATCAAGGTATTTTTCTTCAACGTAAGATTCAATCTGGATATCATCATTCACATCATAATCAGGATCATCAGAGTTGTTTTCCAATGCATGTTTCACATCAAGTTCATAGTTCTGGATCTGTTTTGCTATTTCATTTGATTTAGCAAACGGAATCGCTCCATGCTCTTCCAGCAGTTCCATATATTTACGATAGCAAGATTGCGAATCATCTATTTGACCGTAATATTTGACAAACTCATCGATCTGATTTTTGAGTTCGATAGCTTCATCGTCTGTTTCTGCCCATTTCTGAGCAGCCGCATCTCTTGCTCTCGCAAGAAGTTTAAAAGCAGACAATGTCTTTGTTGTACCATAAGCGATCATTGGCAGACAACCCCATTCTCCGAGAATTTCTTTGCCTGCTTTTTCGAAAGCTTCAACGTTGGCCATGTTACAATCCAAATCTGGTAGCCCATTAGCTAATCTGTCTTCTGATATAAATCGCTCCGGCAACATTTTTACAGGGCTGTGAAGCCTGTTGATTGACGAGAAACCGCAAGCAAAATTGGTAGCAAACGACGCACCGGATCCTCTGCCTGTTTTAGTAAGTAATCCGCCATATTCTATTCCTTTGTCAATTACCTTTTTCATAATTAACGGATAATCTGCAGTCTTGGTATTCGTCATTGTGTCCATTTCAGCATGCAATTCAGCGGCTTCTTCTTTTGTAGGCATTCCAGCTTTTTTAATATATTCGTCACAGACCATTTTCTTATAAAGATAATTGCGTCTGTCTAACGGAAGATCTGGATACGCATTAGGAATTTTCTTTTCATTTGTAAAATGAACACCTTCAAACTCTCTGAGCTGAAGTGTATTTTCCATTGCTTCTTCTATCTGAGCTTTGTTTAATACACCCTGTTCCCTGAACATTTCATAAGCTTCTTCGGCCGTTGGAAGATAAAGTAGGAATTCGTCTTCTGAACCATAAGTTATATGAGCTGATAGAAGCAATTCTTTTCTTAATTCTTTTTCTTCTTTAAATACATAATGGCTGTCCGTTCCGTAAATCAATGGCCATTTATATTTCTTTGAGAATTCCAATAGTCTTTTATTTGTTTCAACCTGTATTTTCTGTGGATGATGTTGTACTTCGAGATAAAAGTTTTCTCTGAAAATATTATGTAATTGATTTAAGTAAGACTCCCCGTCCGGGTCTCTGGCGGGTCCAGCGACGCAGGCCGAAGTACACAGAAAGTTTCGATAATCTAGCCGCGATAATAAATCAAAATCTACTCTGGCATGATAATAGAATCCTGTCAGATTGGCTTCTGACAATATTTCGTTTAATTGATAAAAGCCTTCCTGATTCTTTGCGATCAGAATTAAGTGAAAGTTTCTATTATCTTTCTGTGTACGGTCTGGAACGAAATAGGTTTCAGCCGCGGCTATCGGCGTCATTTCGTAGGGAGTCTGAAGCTTACCTTTTGGGTCTTTGTCTTTTTTGAAAGCTTCGCATATATCAAACTGTTCCCAAACATTGGATCTGTTTCCGTGTTCGGATATACACAACACTTTATGGCCTCTGTTTCGATATTCTTTCGCATAGTCCATAATACTCATTGTGGAGTCAGGCTGTGTCAAACAGTTACTATATGCTGTATGAACATGATACGGCTCAAAACAGAGCAAGTAACATCAACTCTTTCTCAGCGGGCTTCTCGCTTTACTTCGTCTATTGGATCTTCCAAAAGACGTTTATAGATACCTTTAAACAGCTTTCTTTTCTCTTCTTCCCACTTGGGATTATTATTTCTTTCTCTGATAACAACGGCAAGGCGAGCCATTTGACGCCATTCTTTATCAGCAGCTCCGACTGCCTCGTCCATCGTGTTATTTCTATATGCTCTCATTATTGTTGTCCTTCGTAATAAAAATCATTTTCCTGACGTTTCTTTGTAGGTTTGATCTGACCATTTGGACATACATTGCGTGCGCTGCAAAGCTGTGTACAGAAGAAATCATTCTTTTCTTCGTCTACTTCTTTACAGACAAACCAATCGAGAATAGAACACGCTTCAATCTTCTCGATTGTATCAGCCGCCCATTCCATTGTCTTGTTATATGTGTCCAGATCAAACGGTCTTTCTGGCTTGATCCCATCAGCATTGAACAAATGGAACATTAGCCTTTTAGGATATTCTCCGTACTTATCTTTGACGAATTGAGAATACATATACTGTTGCATATACATTTTGTCCGCATCCTTCTGAAACGATCTTTCAGATTTAGACTTATGGTCACAGACAATCAAATCGCCATTAGATAAATCACGAAGTACTAAGTCTACAACGCCAACAAACGGTCTTGTTGTTCCGTCTTTCAACGGAATCTCTGAAGTATACTTTTCTTCAGCCAGCAGAACTTCATATCCCTTGAACTCATCAAAGTTCTTCAGGAACTCTATTCCCTGTTCGTAAGCTTTTGTCGTATAGCCCTTCATCATACGAGGAAATTGATCCTGAACATATTCTGAATATTTATTTTCATACTCAGTCAACATATCTGCTTTGGAAAGAATTCCTTTTGCCCACATATCCAACAGTTCATGAACAAGACTTCCTCTTTGAGCGAATGCATTGCTGGCCTGATCTTTAATTCTCTCAATTCTTAGAAGATAAAAACCATATTTGCATTCATCAAATGAACTTAGTTGGCTATACGAGTATTGGTGACCTGGTTCTATTAAGCTCAAGATCAATCACCTCGGTTTACTTTAATATGATGCTTTGATGTATAACTTTCCTTTTTCTCGTCTTCATATAAAAACACATCGAACAGATTTCCAATAACTTCTCCGTTGTCGTCGCATGTAGCTTCGATAACAGCCAAATCCTGTACAAAACTGCCATTCTTATATATTTCAATCGCAATCTGACACTCATGATTTTCAGACGATTCAGCTATTAATTCATATCCATTACCGAATGGGATTCTGATTCTTTTATTTTGCCGAGGTAGTATAAAAGAACCCATCTTCTTTTCTTCCTTTCTCATCAAAAGTTTCAATCATGGTTGTGTATTCACCATTATTGTTTTCAGAATCCAGCCATTCGGCGGCCTGTTGAATTGTAGCGAATTCTTTTGAATAGTTTCCCATTCTTGTCAGAACGCTTGCTCTATATATCACAGCAGAGGTCTCTCTTCTACATAATAAGTTACAGGATCGGTTTCGTATTCCTCTTCATCTTTCTTAGCCATTTCATTGAACTTTTCCATTTCTTTATTGGCTCGTTCGGAATCCTGATAAATCCCCATGATCCGACTGGTCGGTTCCGCTGCTTCTCCATCATATACGAATTCCGGCTGTTCAGTTTCTTCAACTAATACAAATACGTTCATCTGAAATCCCCTCACTTTCTAATATGTGTTCAATGTGTTTGTTTATATTTTCAATTCTTTTTACAGCGATAACGTTGTTAATTTGATTTGATGTATCTCTTTCGATACACAAAATTTTGTTTTTAAAGAATCGAACAGATTCAATGCTGTTCAACTCCTTTATGCAGCCATCAATTCGGCAGCATATATTCCCTTTGCCGTTAAGAATATAAGAATCACACGGAGCATCTTCGCACCACTTTTCAGCAGCCTGGAACGTTTCTGAAGACAATATTTCATCAGACGGTAAAATAGCAAAGACGTTCCATGTTAAATCTAAAGCACAGACAACCTTATAATACTTCTGAACACTTTTCTTTAATGAATGCACATAATCCAAAGCTTCTCTTTCCGTATCAAATTTTAATTCTCTAAGTTGATACGTAGTTTTGTAAGCCGTATACATTACTCTTTATAGGGGACATCGATCCACGAAGAAGGATTAGCAGGTTTCGCTGTACTGTAGTCCCAACCCAAGCAATTCTTACTTAGATCTCGGGCTACAGTATCAGCTCCTTCTTCGTTAACCCACTTTTCAAATAGTTCATTAGCTTCTTTGGCGTTATGTGCTTGAACAGTATAAAAGGATTTACAGGTTTCTGTTACTTCGATATCGTACAATCTAAGTTTATTCGTCTTCAAATTCGTCATCCCAGTCCTCCGCAGCATCGTTAATCTCAACGATTGCATCGCCCAAATTTAACCATTCTTCATACTCTTTGACGATGAACACTTCTTTTGCAGGATGGTAATGGCCACAGCATCCGCATATTACACCAATCAAATGATCATACTTGTAGACAGCAATTCCGCCCATCACAGCGTCCGGTTCACCGTATACCGTTTTAAATTTAACCTGAACAAAAGTCATGTTCATCACCCTCTTTCAAACAGTTCTTTCATAACATCAGATGAATGGTCTACACCGTCATCAATTGCAAACTCTTCAAGACTTTCAGCGGCATCTTCCGGAACTTTGATTCCTGTATGATCCCAGCCATAGATCGTCCTGTCCGCAGTTGAGGCCTGAAACAGTCTACGGTTTGCAGGATCGTACATCATCGGAATGGTTCCGGTAACACCGAAGTCTCTGTTCTTTGTTACTCGAATTAACTTAGGAGACTTCTCAACATTAATTACAGTGTCAGCGAGGTTTGTAATCGCACTACTCCCACTCACGTCATCATTCTGGAACGTACTTCCAGAGGCTGTCTTTCTTGGATGGGCGACTACCAATACATGCGCCTTATACTTTACGGCGAAAGACTTCAGCTGCGCAGTGAACTTTGCCTGCGCCTTGTTTTCTTCGTCTGAAGATACCAGTGCGGACATCAAATTGTCACAGATAAAAACTTTGCATCCATATCTTCTGGCACATGCTTCAAAGGCTTTCAGAATGGAATCTGTCTGCTTTTCGTCCGAAATAATAGAGTTGTCATACAGGAAGAATTTTCCATCCAGCCATCTCTTTATTCTGGTCTGAATATCTTCCTGCACATAACAAATATTCTTTCCGGATCTTTCATCAGTCTTATAGGCAATATACTTTCTTTCAGTTGCCTGAAGCATAATCCACTCCAGATATTTGTAAGCAGAAAGTTCTCCAGAATAAGAGCATACTTTATAACCCTGCTGAATAGCACTAAGAGCAATCGGTCCAGCAATGGTAGATTTCATTTATGTTAGCTACATGTTTCCATGTAGATCAGACTATATCTTCGCTAGGATGTTCAGTCCTAGGCATGGCACTTCACATATTGGAGTTTCACCAATACGTTACTCCCTTACGGGATAGTCGTTACACCTTACTGCTGCATTCTATACTGATCCCATCTGTGTTTAGCAGATTCACTTCTATTGTCAGAAACAAGAACCCATTGACATGTTTGCTGGTTATATTCTTTGGCGGATCTATTTATGATATCTTTGTCTAACTCAATCATTTTATTCATAATTAATTCTTCATTGTATCCATTTAATTCTTTTACATCTCTCAGAAAACATTCAAAACATAACCATTCTTTACAGACTTTAACTCCTCGCGCACCATAATATTTATATGAGTGACATTTTGGGTTATAACATCTATAAATCATGTTTTTCCATGTTTCATATAGTTTTCTGTTGATACATTTTGAATTCGGAATAATTACATCACCAATGCAACCCACACCGGATACAACAGGAGCTAGTTTATCTTTAACTTCTCCTCTTCTAATTTCTATCCGTCTTCTTTTTTTATTTATATATCCTGACTTTACATATTTGATATCATACAACATATTGCCGCATTCTGATCTACCAGCTTCACATAGTACAACAAATTCTAAACCAGAATTGTCAAAAAAATGTTTTCCAACAATATCCAATTCATGCTTAATATTCAATGCACATCACCATCCTGTTAGAATATTAGTGCAGCAGTCTTGGCACGGGATTACCATGGCATTGCTTTAGGCTTCCCCGTTAGCACCTTACGGCACACCCTATATTTATAGGTTCACCATGTTTTACGAGGGCGAATCGTCCACCCTCGCCCCTTTTTCCGCTAATAATCGTTACTCCGCCTTCTCCCAGCCCGCCAATCATATTGTCCAGCTGCGGAATCTTGGTCATGATTCTCGGCACAGTTGTCGGATCAATAAACGGAATTTTCGACAGTTCCAATACACCCTTAATCGGAGCAGGTTCACATGAATCAACCAGTTCTTTAAGATAATCAGGCCCATAACATACGAGGATTTCATTAGCATCCTTGCAGATCCTGTTAAGATCTTGCCCATTCCAGATAACTTCAGGATACTCTTTGGGGATCATGCACCGATCCTCTCCCAGCCGCTTGGAAACAACAGACATCATTTCCATTCCAGGTTCATCAGAATCTCCAAAGAGAATGATCTGATTAAACTTTTCCAGCCAGTCCCAGCAGAGATTAATCCATTCCAGATTATTGCATCCGGCCGGAACGGACACGACATTGGACACGCCTGCTTCATACATGGAAAGCGCATCAATCTGACCTTCGACAATCACAAGAGGCTTGTTAAACGTCACATTGTCCATGCCATAAAGAATCGGCTCTGTATTAGCCATCTGCCATTCCTTCATCGGCTTCTTGATCTTAGCCGCCTCATCAGGGAACAGATTGGCAATCTTTTCTTCATATTCCTTCTTAAGCGTTTCAAACTTCTTTGGAACCCGATACTTGACATACGTCAAGATGTTGTCACGATAGAACGGAAACACAATGTTTCCTTCCTTGTCGGAACCAATCTTCCAATCCTGAAGAGTTTCTTCACTAATCTTTCTGGTCGCAAAATAGCGAATGATTTCTTCCGTGATGGGCTTAATGTTGTTAGGATCAGGTTTATCATAGCTCTTTTTCTTCGCTACAGACTGACGGGGCATCGCAAATCCTTCCGGAGCTTCTTCCCCGAAATAACGACAGAGTTCTTTGAAAGTTCCACTTGTTTTTCCGGCTCCATCAATTCCTTCACAGTTGCCGCGCTTGCAGTTCCAAGCTCCGGTAATTGTGTTGATAGAGAATGTGTCACGGTCGCCATGCGGGCCGCCGAAGCACAAAGGACATTTTCCCTTAACCTTCAATTCGTCTCCGATAATCCGCCATTCGTCAAAGTTGTGTTTGTTGGCGAGATCAATAACGGCACTCGTCATCGCGTTCATAATATTTTCTGTTCCTTTCTTTTTCCCTTTTTTTATATTTTTCTGCAATCTTAAGATTTATTTTGTTATGAGTTTCCTGGCTGCCCTAGTTTGGCAGCCAGGAAACTCGATTATTTACCTTTTCGAATCTGCTAATTACATCAACAGAACCAAGTTCTCACTCGGTAGCTCATTGCAGATTATTATTTACTTATTAGAATGGGTCTGGCCCAGAATAATCATCATCATTATTATTCTTCGGGGCGCTCTTTAATTTTGCCAGCAGTTTTACGTCAGAAGCTCGCACTGCGAGACCTTCTCTCTTTTCTCCGGTCTTTTTATCGGTATATTCCTGAAGGATCAGGTCGCCAACTACCTGAACCATCGTTCCCTTTTGCATCATGAGATAAAGAACTTCTCCGAACTTTCCCCATACGCTTACGCTGTACAGGTCAGAAACAGGTTTATTCTCCGCATCCTTTTTGGTGGTCTTAACGGCCACGATGAAAGAGACAACAGTTGAGTTGTTATAATTGTTCTGCATAGGATCCTTGATCAGATTTCCAACAATACATACTTTTGCATCATTTGCCATAATAATTTTCTCTCCAGTTAATAGTTTTTTATTCGTGCTATTACTGGTCTCGGGAATTTTCTATCTATAAGTGCGCACTTGAATTTTTCTGTTTAATGAGACAATATCTCCCGGGAGCGCACGTACTCCCGGGAGTGCTAAACAGCTTTAAGCTGCTTTGGCCTTGGACATAGTCAGCAGCGTATCGAGAAGAGCCTGTAACTTGACCACATCTTTACACGCCATATAGTTTGGATTACCAATCTTGGGAACAACAACATCCATCACGAATTTGTCTTTCTGTTCATTGTTCATGTCTTTTGTCAGGAAGTTGATTCCCTTCTGAATCCGAGATACGATTTCTGTTGTGTTGACTTCAGCAGCAGGAGCATCATCAGAAGACAGAGCCGTATATTTGGTTCTATCTTTCTGATAATAAATATCATGACTGAAGCCCAGTGCCTTACAAGCAATTGACAGAGCGTCCGTATAAGCCATCTTATACGCTTCATCATTGCAATATACACCGTTTCTTTCATTGGATACGACTTTGTTGCCACCAATACCTGTAATCGGATGTGATTGCTCATTCGTTTCAGGGTCGACTATGATCAATTCGAGCGTACAGAATACTGCGACTTCTCCGTTGGAACAGGTATGGAGGTCATACTTTTCATTTTGAGTCCACCATCCGTATCCTACGGGGCCAAAGATCTCTGTAAGCTTCTTGATTCGCCACATCGGATTAATATCCGTATAGCCCTTAAGTCTTCCAGCTGCGATTTCTTTTCTCGCTTCTTGCGGCGTATCCTGAACTTGTCCATAAAACCTCATGTTATGATGGATAACTTCAGGAACTTCTTGTTCTACCGTTTTCTTTGCCGGCATTTCTTTTTCTCCTTCTTCCAGTTGGTTGATACAGGATCGGTTTTTTGTGAGACAGATAATATTTTTCAAGCTTGATGTCACCTGACAGAATTTCATTTATGCTTTTTTTACGTGCTTTAGCTTCTACGAATTTCCGATAAGTGTTCTGAGCGAAAACATGACCTGTCTTTGTCACAAAATACATGGATGTATCCGGTACCCTTTTAATGTAATATACTGAACCCAATGGTTCACCGTACCGGTTACATTCAAACCAGCACAACGCACCACGGGGAAAGTATTTTCTTCCGCCAGCCTTATCTCTCGTACAGTATATTGAGAGATAATTGATCAAATCCTGATGACCGTATAACTCTGTCACCAGAACCTTCGGCAGCGAAAACTTTGTTTGTCCATCGACCTGACTTACGACTCTGAATCCAGAACGCTTACTTGATTCAGTTCGCGCTTTACAAAGAATATACGACGGCCAGAAAGAACCGTTTTTTATATCTCCCTGAAGGACGATAGCCAGGAAACAATACGTTTCTCTTCATCCTCTTTCAATTGGTTTCGACGGTTTCTCTGAGCCAGTTTTCTTTGTGTTAGTCGATATTTATTTTGACAATCTGCGCATCGATATTGCGATGAAGAAGTTCTTTCACACATCTTATGGCAATCTATACATTCATAGAAGCCGGATGTATTCTTCACACAATAATGATCCTTCACCCACGATGGGATTCTCATCTTACAATCCGGACAAACATCACAGTTGTTAACATTTTTCTTTAAGTTTTCCAGCGCAATATTGCCAAACACGCGCCAGAACATCTGTTTGTGAGCGGCTTTATTCATACCTTCTCCTGCAAACAGATGTTTTACTACATACGGATATGCAGTTTCTAACGAACCAAACTGATCAATGATTTCATCCTTGATCATTTCTGCCATCATGGAATAACCATTGATCTTCTGTTTCTCAGATGCATAAGGAATGTCATGAGATTCGATTACGTTAGAAATATTAACATTATCCATCTCACAGAACAGCATTGGAATTTCCGGCCATGTATTTGTACACGGCCCGCTGAGAAGCATTTGCCAGTTGAATGACGGCACCCCAGCAAAATTCATGTTGATCTTTCCAATATCATCAAAGTAAGAAGATATTCGGTTCATTGTTGAGTTATTGGGTTTTGCATACTGCTTGTGTTCATTGCCATTTTTCCTCTGATTCTTAGAGTACTTGAACCAAGCAGGCATACGTGAGTTCTTGCCTCCTATAGCTTTGTTGATACGTTTTTCAATTTCAGGATACTGATTATAGTGATTGATCTTGGCAATCTTTGCTGCATCGATCACAGCGTTGTTAAATCTGCAAAGAAATGCGGCAGCAATCCTGTCCTGAGTATTTCGATTCCATAGTCTTGTCAGCATGTTTGATATTTCTCCGATACCTGAATATTCATGGGCAATCTTCAGACCTTCAAACTGTGCCTCCTTTGACATCAGAGTAGCATCACCTTTCTCTGCGTCATAGAATAATGGAACCACGTCAAACTCTTTGATATTCTTTTCAGCAACCTTAATGAATAACGGATCAACAATTACGTTAAGTTGATCTCCATCGACATCGAACTGGAGCACCCTCGATACCATGCTGTGACAAGAAGTTACGACTCCGTTTGTATAAAACCAATCATATATTTTCTGATCATGAACAATTGGGCAGATAAAATGTTCCATTGCTAACCTTCGTACCGTCGGTTTCCCGATATTTCGTAGCGGAGTTGACTATGTCATCAGCCCTTACGGGTTGTGTGGCGTTTCGAATTCAAGAGTTTCACTTGAACCCTACTCCCTCTCGGGATAGTCGATACACCTTCCGGTTTTCCGGTTTGGCACGGCAGTTGACTTGCGATAGAACTTTTCGATTTCTTGCATTTGCTCTTCAAAATCTCTATTGTACCAAACACTTTGAAAAGCAAGATGGTTTATTAAACAATAATCAATTTTTTGTTTGTCAGTTTGTTCTCTTTGTTGTCTGCCAAACTCTCCAGTTTTATCTAAACCATGTTGTTCTCCTTGATATTCAACTAAACAAATTAAATTATTTTTCTTGTCTATTAAACCAAAATCGAATCTTAGATTACTTCCACCTTCGCCTAATAAGTCTGGAAAAGTATATTCTCTTTCAAATGGAATTTTGTGTTCATTAAACCATTTTGCCATTTGCTCTTCTCTTACAGACTTTATACAGCCATCACTGGATACTAATCCTCGAAGGAGATGATTCGAGCGAACCTTTGTATAACTGCCACAATTCTCACACAAACATAACCATGCTGTTTTTGGCCCAAAATTTTCGCATCTTTCAATTACTCTAAGATATCCAAATTTCATGCCGGTCAAATCTCGAATTGGTTTCTGGACGCCTGTATATTCTTGACCTCTTAATGCGCTTTTCATGTTCTTAAAACAGCCACAACTAATAATATCACCGTGCAGCAAATGACTACCATCTGCAACATAAGCTTTTCCACACAAGAGACACGTTGTTAGCCATCTCGTTCTTGTTCTTCCGTTTTCTTGAACATAATTAGGCATTCTTCTTTGAACGTAAAGAAATCCAAACATCCGTCCAGTTAAATCTTTAAGCTTGCTCATTTTCTCACCTCCAAACTCTATCGTTTAGTTCGTTCTCCGTTAGCCGCTTTTCAGCGACACCCTGTATTTACAGGTTAACCACATTTTTCGATACACATTACTGTGTAAAGGCACCTATGTTAATGCGGACTTCTTAGAACATCTGCTTTATCATGCCTTCTATACGGCAGACAAGCTATTTCATTTCCCCTTAACAATCCTTCTGGTTCTTCGATCCCCATAAACCACCGCTCACAGGCGGCGTAGAGATCAGGTACTGCAAACAATCTCTTGTTTTCGCAGTGAATCTTTCCAGACTTTGCATCCAGCATCATACTCTTCCTGATCGCTCGAATCGTTTCTTTGCTATACGCTTCTCTCAACAGTTCCGGATAGTATGCCAGCGCCGCTTTATAAGGATTGTCAGATTCCTTTCTGGCTCCCAACGTGTTCAACATTGAATCTTTGTTGGTTCCAAGCTTTTCAATCTTATCATGATCATTTTTGATGAATTGTTGTATCTCCTCATCAGTAAAATTTACTAGTGTTTGAATGAATTGATAATTCAATGTCGCATCCGGAATATACTCTTCTTCATAATTGGTAATTCCGGCCTGTGCGCCACATGCTTTAAATTCTGCTTTGTACTCTTCGAAGCTTTCAAAATACTTATAGGCTTTGAACATACTCTTCGTAAAGATTATCTGTATATTTTCTTTAATCAGGTCATGTTCTTTGCCATAAATATCCTTGATAATCGGAGGAACATTATTGACTTTGCAGAATTTAATATAATCAAAGCTCACAAGCAATCCTTTGATGAATGGCAGTCTTGTCATAAAATTCAGTTTCGAGACTGTTGGCAGCATCATTCCACATCCATCAGTGTGGTTGATCATTACCGTTCGTTTACCGATCTCATATGTATAATCTTCCTTAATATACATCATTCGATCAGTTACTTCAGCCTCGAAATCGTCTATGACAATACACCGGTCAATATCAAAGTCCGTCCAGACATCCGTAGCACTGTTAGCCAACGCAATATAAGCCAGCAGTTTATTTGCGACGATACCTCCATGAACATTGATTCTTTCCCAGTTCATTCCACACTCGATGCGTCTGTGAATCTTGTTCCACATCTCATCCGAAATGAAGATTGTTTTGTCGCGTCTCAACTGTCCGGCTGATGCAGTCAGAAACTGATAGTGTCTCATTTCAACTTCGTCTCCATGGAGAATCGGCATATAGAATCCATACAGTACCAGCTGCTTCAGAAGATTCAAGTCTTTCCATTTAATCACGATCAGATCAAGCGTACAGTCCAGATTATTGAGACCCATTGCTCTTGTCAGTTCACATGAAAATTCTGCAATCCTGCGTGTGATTTTGAGATTTTTCCACGTAATACCTTTCGGAAATGGAAATGGAGAGTCTTTGGAATGATGAACAACCATGTTCAGATTAACAACCCGAGGATTCTCCCCTCTTTTCTGAATAGTTGTTGACAATTTTTCTTTGAGCTTTTCTTTTTCCCGGAGAATTGGCTTCAGAGTATCCTTGTCTTCTCCTTTTCCGATCCTTTCGTTGTACGTGTTGCCTAGCTGCACGATCTTTACATATTGACTATATTCATCATCTGTAAATAAATCGTTACTGCTCAGCGTTACCAACCTTACCTGATCTTGCAGGTATGTCTTCACCGAAGACACATGTTGAGCCCCCTTCCATCATCTTTTATTTATGTGAATTCCGATACGGAATAATTTTCTCTTCCTTTATGTTGTGTTCCGCATGGCTTCATAGTTCGGTACCTAACTATTTTGTGTTTTACCTTTAAGGCTCGTTTCGCATGGCTTCAAAGATTTTATCAAATATAATTGCATAACATGAAAAAATAGTGCGGACACCCGAGGCATCCGCACTAAAAGTAAACAATCTAAACTTTAGTTATGATAATAGCTGTATTTTCAGGAATTTATCCCTGAAAATACCGATAGTATCATCAGACTAAATACCATTTCTTCTCTTCTAATCACATCAAAAGTGCATGTAACTGCCTCTTCATTGTTTACGTTGATAGATATGATTTAAACAAAGCACCAATATCTACGTTCCACTTTTCGCTTGCTCTTTTCCATATCTGATCAAAATATTCTTTCTCCAGATAGCGATAGTAACTTGTCAGCCCGTTCAGATGCGTTACATCTTCCAGCGGCCAACGATTTCCATGGATTGTATCCTGGATAAATGAACACAGCGCAGCTTTATAGCGTTTCTTCGCCTTATAACCTACAGTGATATCATTGTTTCCATTCAGCATTAATCCGAGATTAAAGTTACTTCCTTTCTTTGATCCAAACCTTGTCTTTTCGTCATTGATCCGATATGGTGCTCCCATTTCTGTAAAAGCATCTTTGACAATCTTTACAACTTCCTGCCACGGAAACTTCTCCTGAGCCGAGATAATCATATCATCGCAGTAACGAGTATATACAATCTTTCTTGCTGCCAATGTATTGAAGACCTTAAAGTCTATTGGCAACATTACAATGTTCGAAATCAACGGACTTAATGTTGTTCCCTGTGGCAATTTGCCATCTTTAAAAGCAAGACTGAATGTCCTCTCCAACGCTGACTTTCCCTCTGGAACCTTGCAGATTTCCGACAGTGGATACGTCATGCTGCTGATGTGCATCAGATACTTCAGCGTAGTGCTTGGAAAGAAGCTCTTAATATCCAGTTTCAGGAACCAATTGCTATTGTTTTTCTGATGTCTTCTGACACAATCTACCGTGCTTCTCTCTTCGATATAGGCAAATGCCGCCGTATGATACAGAATATTGCATTGATTCTTTAGAAAATTAACCACTTCTGTTAGCGCGCTCTGCAACTCTTTGACAGGAGCATCAATTTCTCTGAATCCTCCTGTTTTCTTTGGTATTTTGAACTGATAATACATACTGTTTCTATCTCTTTGGAATAGCTCAGCATGTCGTTCATTGAAGTCATTCAACCATTTGATTAATAAATCAATATTGAAACAATGTTTAAGCTCATCTGGAGTTTCAGGATAAACTCTTGTCAGTGTGCTTGTTCCTATATCTTTTAACTCCGGAATTTCTCGGTCCAACAAGATGTCTTCCAAAGTCACTTGTTTGGGTATTGCAATTCTTTTTCTTGTTATGTAAATCATATTATTATCCTTATCATAATCTAAAAGGAAAATCCGCTGCCGCACGAGGTGCTCCTCCAGGGCCCGCTGGACGCGTTCGAGATCCAATTGGTCGTCTTCTCCGGATTTGAATCTCCACTTTCCCGGTTTTCAGTCGGATCGCGCTGACCTGCCACCTCCGTCCAGCCTCTCTGCCAGCGGATCGACACTCCACTGGGCGCCTTCAGGACCTGCCCGCAGCGACCTACTCATCCAGCCAATCGTTCCTTTAAATAACATCTAAAGAGTATTTCTACGTTTTCATTATGATAATTCATTAAAGTTCAATGATATTGAAATCAAACGGGTTTACAATAACTTGATTCCGAATGATTCCGTCCTTTACAAAGTTCATAAAGTTTACAACCCCGGCCATCGCTACAGCCCAGACCGTCGGAGCGACACACATCGATACCTTACAGGCAGACAGCGGTGTGTTCTTTTCAGCCTCTGCATGTGTAAAATCCATTGTGTCCAACAAATCTGCAATCTGTTTTGCGTCAGACCAGTCAGCTGCATAGTGCTGACCACTTGTCAGTGCCGTTCTGAAATCAAACATCGCTTTGACAGAGTTATTATACATGTTGTCTTCCACGATCTTCTTTCGAAGTTCGATATTATCCACACAGAGGAAAATGTAACCAGACAGCCTCTGACCCGTCCAGCCTTTATCATACACCTTGATCGTTTCGCTGAGTTCTTTTCGATCAGACTCAGGAACCACATGGATCATCCGATTCTTTACACAGTGTGCTTTAGGCTTATACAGATCGTCCCCGGTGAACATCTGGTTTACAAGATTATGTTCTTCTACTGTATCAAAATCGTACAGGCTGAAGTTCTTCAGACCATCCCGAATTAACAGTTCTGCAACCGTTGATCCGACAGAACCACATCCGATAATATGAATACGATCCTTTACCTTTTCAGGATTAAAGAATTCAAAACTCTTTGCTAAGTTCATTCTTCGTCAAAGAACCTCCCATTCTGATAATTGTATCCATTTACATAATATGCATCATCATTTCTGTTGTATCCACCATAATAACCGGAACCGTAACCAGATCCGTATCCGGCTGCGCCTTTCGGCCAATCACCGTACCATCCATCGTTTCTTCCGATGTTTGCGACTGGTTTTACTTCTCTTTTTTTCACCAAGGATTTATTGGCTTCGACAAACGCATCCAGAGATTCATAATCCGGATCTTCGATCTCCATGACTACATCTTTGGAATCGTAGAAGATGTTGGCTCCGAGATCATACAGATAAGTGCTGACTTCTCCTTTCTTGTTCCAAATCTGGAACAGGAAGAATCCATCTTTATTCAGCATATTACCCAGAATATCAATCTGATTCTGCAAGTCAACACCAGAAGCTTCGGTCGAGAAGTTCACATGACTATGCGCCTGATAATACATATTTTCAGCCTGCTCATCCGTCAGATTACCGAAGAACTCCATCGTTTCATCATCATCCGTATCGACTTTGGCACCAGATACGTACTGCGGACAAACGATCACATCATAGACATGATACGTCTTTTCGTCGAGCCTCTTAACCAAACCATACCAAGTTACTTCAGACTCATAATAATTAACAAGCTTCAGCATTCTCAGATATGCTGTCGGGCTATAAACAATATGAACCTTTTCTTTGGCAACTTGATTTATCTCAGCTTCAAAGGAAAACTTTTTCTTGTCAATATTGAACGCATATTCATCGAGAGCTTTGTTGAATTTCTCCATGAAGTGCTTCATCATTACTTCTTTTGCTTTATCAGTCAGCACAATCGGCTTCATTTTCTTTCTCCTTGTCTTTGATCTGAACAATCGCTTCTTCCGGCGTTAAACTGTTTCCGTCTCGATCCAACAGGCATTTCTTCTGAGTAGTACAAAGCCAGCCAATCAGTGGCCGGAAGGTCTGTTCAGTTTCGTCCAGATCGACAGATCCAGCACTATATACGCACAGTTCCAGTGCGCTCATCAGTTCGTTGTTGTACAGAGCATTCATGATCTTTTCTTCATATCCACCCAGGCAACGATGAATTCTCAGATGCGGATTCGGCAAACAGTCTTCAAATGCAGATCCAACGTATCGATAATCCGAATTGGTTCTGACTTCATTATCGTTCATATCCAGATCGTAGTTACCACACAGCTTGATACGATAATCAGGATCTTCATTGAAGATATGATCAAGCAGAAGTTTTCTGTTGTCACGTTCTGCGAACACTCCTGTCAAAGTAGACATGTCTGCCCACCACTCGTTATAGTGGCCATCAAAGATATATCCTTTCTTTGCATAGATTTCATATGCATCAGGATTATACTGCATCATTTCTGTTGCAACGCTGAACTTGATCCGCCCGTCCTGAATCTTAACGTCGTGAATCTTGCTGTTGGTCGACAGATACTCAACGATTTCCTTTTCTTCCTCAGTTTCGTTTTCCGTTTCATTCAGTCCTGTCAGCCACACAAGTTTTTCTTTCCGCTGTTTGGAGTAATTTGCGTACTGTTCCATAACATCGCGAAGCATAGATTCGATCTGTGCCAGATCCTTCTTTGCGACATCGATCTTGTTCTGGTGGAACTGACGAATCAAAGAAGCGATTCGGATCTTCTTGAACACTTCAGTCAGATCGCCAAGGTTGTTCATGATTTCATTCTGGAATGCCTCACGATCCGTTTTTGATAACGTCTTGGTCAGAATCAGTTCCTTCTCAGTTAACGGATGTGCTTTAAACAGAGCCGGATAATACTTGGACAGCATGAACAGACATAGATGATAAATGTTCAGCTGCCTGCTGTCAATAAAGATATAAACAATGTTTTCAGTTTCATGATAGAAGATTACTGCGTTGCGGTCAGCATTCTTCTTAAGATATTCTTCAAACCTTGTGAAACGAGTGAAGTCTTTGAAAGCGGAGAAATCAACATCTTCGCTATTGTTTTCGAATGTTATAAAGTAGAACTGTGGATTTTGCGTTCTGAGTTCAGGTTTGCAATCTTCAACGGCTGTCTGCAGAGATTCATAACTACAGAAGACACCTTCAATACCATTATAATTTTCAATCCTTGGCTTCAGCAGTGCAAGGCCAAGAACATCCAACGCATAGTCAAACGAATTAAGCGGTCTCTTGAACTGATCAAGATATTCCTTTGGGATGGGGTCAAATACTTCAACGTTATTTCTAAACATTTTTCGTAATCTCCTTGAATTTTTCTAAAAAAAAGGAGGGCGACTATCGCAAGCCGCCCTCCAAAGAAGATCACTTCTGCTCGATGCAGCCTTCGATCTCCTTCTCCTTTTCTGCGATATCCTTCAGGACTTCAGGCAGTTCCTTCTCGATCGAGTTCAGGTCCAGAATGGCAGCACCCATCATGTCCTTCACCGCTTCCCGCTTGTCCTCGATATCAGGATCGATCACGACGGTAACGGTCGCCTTGCCTTCATGATTCACAACAGAACCGAAGACAACGCCGTACTTGTTGATAGAACCAGCAGAGTTCTCCCGAGTGCAGACCTTGAATACGGTCTCTCCATCCTCGTCCACGATCTTCAGCGCTTCGGGAGCAAACTTCTCCACACGCTTCAGATCTTCCAGAGAAACGGCGGAGGTCACCACGGCCGCAGAACCAGCCAGCGTGATGTTAGCCGCATTGTCGATCTTCACAATGGAAGTCATACGAGCGGTCTCACCAACGCCAAGTTCACGCAGCGAAGTGTTCATGCCCCGAGTGTCCAGACGAGCGCCATCCAGAGAGTTCGTAGCCGCAGAATAATCCACGTCCAGCGCTTCCAAAATTTCCTTCGGAGTCATCGCCTCATCAAAATTGTCAGTCTTCCGTCCTCCAGCAGTAATAACAGTAACCTTAACCATACTTTTAATCCCTCTCTTTCCTAATTTTTCGATATGTGTATGGTATATCATCCCAGATGGGACTGGTAAGCGCTGTTTAATGCACAACGCCTGAAGCATATAAACAAAACGGAAAGGTATTTATAAAAATATAATTGCCTGAACACAGCCTGACGGAGCCTTCAGCGGCAGGATATTCATCCGACAAACCTTTACACAGGATTTGATCTAACTTTTCTCTTTAGTGTATAATCCTTTATCTTTACACGAATTAAACTTTTAACGATAAAGTTTCAGCTTTCAGCTTTCAGGTTTGAGCTTTACAGAGAAAATATGTTTATTAAACATCAAATTGCAGTTAACAGTTGCAATCTTTTGTTCGAAAGATTTACAGTCTTTCGCTACAAACCATGGAGCGAAGTTTTATTTATTTGACCTGAGAGACTTCGCGAAACTCACAGAGAATATCGTTTAGAATTTTCGTGTCCAGGCAATCTTTATTTACAGGGTTTCGTACTCTACTTCAATCGAAGTCAGAGCATTAGACACGGACAGAGCCGAATCAACATCGCTCATAAACGTATCCGTCATGTCCTTCAGTTCCTTCAGGACATCAGAAGCATTGATCGGATCTACCAGCTCGAATGACTGAGACTCGATGAAGGCCTTCCTCTGCTTTTCGATCTCCTCAGAAAGATTCTTGGGATCGGCAGAATCAAACATAGTCTTCAGGTAAGATTCAGCTCGCTGATCCAGCTTTTCACCGTTCTCGCCTTCACATTTCCGCTGGGCATACTTGAGATTATTCCCAATCTGATCCAGCAGCCGCTGATAGTTATTCATTCCGGCATTCTTCATGTCAATTGCTTCAGCGACAGTATATTCCTTGTCACCGATCTTAACCTTCGTCACAGCGTTGGACAGCGTAACAGCACGCTTAATCGCATTGCGACGGTTAATCAGAGACCGGATAGACTTGTATTCATCCTTGACGGTAGCCGCATACTCAGTAACATCAACACCATTGATCTTCTTGTTGCTGTGCTTGTTGGCTACAACGAATGTTGTGACAGTAATTTCACTTTCAATACGTGCATCCAGAACCTTCAGTTCACTCAAAGCCTTGTGGATCGTCATTGTTTCCTTCATGGTTTTAATCTCCTTAAATTTTAATCTTTAATAATTCGACAAGTTCGGCTGAACCGGGATAAACCCGAGTTCAAACCGCTTGTCATTCCAGTCAATCCATCGTTCTTTTCTTCCTCTTCATGACTGTATGTTAAGCGGGTGAGGATTTGCACCTCACATGGATTGTTATTCCGGCTTTCTCCTCGTCCAATCCAGACAAATATCCAACCGGGTTGTGTCTACCTATTGCACCACCACTCAAAACATCTCGTTGATTTACCTTAGAATCTGCACCAAGTCAGAGAAGTTTTGTTCTTCTTTGATCTTTTGCGTTTCCAAAGCTTCTTTTACAACTTTGACAGGGTCAATCTTTTCTTCGCACTGGACATCTTCATTACCATCATAGGCGCCGGACTCGTCAATGCAAGTTACTCTATAGCCCTGAATATAGACAACTTCTCCGTTGTCTGCTCTTTCGAGTTCGTAACGAGCTTCTTCTGCATCATAGTTGTTCTGCTCTTCACAGTATTCTCGCATCAATCTGTCGTATTCATGCTGGTTACTCTTTAATGCATCGAACGCATAATAAGTATTTCCGGCGATTTCGATTTGCTGATCACAATAAATTTCATTGACATATTCTTTGAACTCATCTTCATCTTCATGATAATCAGATGTAATACACCAATCGATTACTTCGTCAATCGTATCCATAGTCCAGTCATAATCATTTACTCTATATATCATAAGTTTTCCTTTCAAAAGAAAAAGGAGCCGGTGCCCCCATCAAACACCGGCCCCATAGCGGCAGGTGTTGATCTTAGAGATCAACAGGGAAAGTCATCTTCAGGATCGTCCTTCTTTACCGTTCCGAGAAACTTTACTTCTTCGGCTCTCACATCAAGAACAGAAGTCATTGTTCCATCAGGAGCTTTGAACGGTTTTCCGGCGTAGATCGTGCCGAGGACGATGACACCGCGACCCTTTGTCAGAAACTTGCTGCACTTATCTGCAAGCCACCGCCATGCATGTACATTGAACAGCGTGGTGGTTTTGTTTTCACCAAATCCATCATTCACAGCCATGGTGAAGTTACAAACTTTAACTTTAGTAACTTCACCGGTACTGTTATCAATAAATTCGCAATCCTGAGTACTGGGATCTTTAATCAGATTGCCTTCGATAAATACTTTATTCATTTTTTCCTTTCTTTAGAAAGGCATCTCATCGATGTCTTCCTGAATAATATATTCTTTCTTTTCTGTTGAATGTTCACGGTCTACAAACTGAACTTCCTCTGCTCGGACAACCATATTCGTATACACGATATTGCCCTGAACAAAGCTTCTCAGCCCGACGGTTCCTTTTACGATCACACGATCATTCTTCTTCAGTTCGGCGGCACATGTCTCTGCAATTTCCCGCATAGTCCTAACTTTAAACATTTCGTTGTCAACCGTGACGGAAAACTCACAAATATGATTAATGACTCCTCCAATCTCTTTCTCTGTCATCTGAGGATCATTGGTCACTCGACCATAGATAGTTAAATTGTTCACAAATTATCTCCTTAAATTCTTTTTCGAACGTATGAAAACGTTCATCCTACCAGCCCGGAGCGAGCGCAGCGAAGCGATGGGCCGGAACAAAACAAGCATGAAAAAGGCAAAAAACATAAAATAAAAAGCACGAAAAAATTAAAATGATTTCGGAAATTAAGACTTATTTTTTATGTTTGTTTCTTACCTGTTTGCTTTGTTTTGTTTTGTTTGTGTGTTTAATTACATCTTTCAAATTTTGTATTATGAATATTTGCTGCATAATATATGCATGGCATGAATAATATTCATTAATCCGACCAATCCGCATAGTCCAATAGCATGGAAAACGTTATGTTATAAGGGATTGCGGATTTCGTAAGTGTGTGTTGACAGGCGCTTGCGCCGGGTCAAAGCGACAAGATTGGAAGCGGTGATTGTACGAAAAAGGAGTGTTCTTATTCCTATAGAAACTATGATATACAATTCCCCTTAATCGGTAACAGTCCAGAAATATGACAACTCTTCGTCTTTGAGGTTGCTAAGAGCATAATCATTAGCCTGACAATACAAGCTATCGTATAACTTGGCTCTCTCTTCGTTCTTTTCGTTCCATTGCCAGATCTTGTGGTTCAGCACCATCACCAATTCTGTCAGATATTTGTAATCAGTTTTCCATTCCGCAAAGGCTCGCCTGTAAGTGTCAAGAATCGCACTGTCTCCGAACGCATCTGCGATTGTAAAGTCATCCCAAAACGATGTGATTGACCGATAGTCTGTAAATTGACTTAGAATTTGATCAAATACTAAGCTCATTCTTCCACCTCTGTCTGAAGAATCTCATAATCAAGTCCAAGATCTCGAAGAATTGAAATCAACCGATCCTTGGAAAGGTTAGGCATCTCATCGTCTTCAACATCAATCTTTACTTTTAAAGTGGCTACAAGTTTCATTTTAACATCTCCATCATTTCATCTTCTTGTATGTCAGGTTCATCTAAATTATTGAGAAAATCACGTAAAGAAACAATTGTGTGATTATAATGATAAGAATTACCAGTTATGTGATTTTTATTTTTCACAAAATGATAGGGACCGGACCGTGTATGACATAAGTATTCATACAAAGAGTCCCCTACAGCTTGATAAGCCCATGTCTGTATGTAATTTTGTATAATATCGCAGAAATCTGAAATTTCTTCTTTCCTATTCTTGTCAATCAGTAGCCAAATGTTCTCGTCCAGAAATTCTTGGAGCATCCTTCTTACCTCTCTTAGCACGATAACGAGATTCTACTTTCTCGTTGCGGCATGTACGGTCTTCAGCGCCATATCCGGCAAAGTAATCAATTTTCATTCCCATGACTTCTTCGATCAGGGTCATCTTATCGATTTTCGGGCTTACGTTATAGTTTTCATAGTTATTCATATCGCGAAGCGTAATATGAACTTTATAATTCTTGCCATATTCTTCGGCCAGTTCACAGAAATCTTTCTGAGACAGGCTGTATTTATCACGATAACGAATCAACCTCGCACCGAATGTTTCTCTCTGATCTCCAATGCGGTGGTTCTTCATCTTTACAAACATAAACTTCTGTGGATTCTTAACCATTCCAACTTTCAGTTCGTCTGGCATATCTTTATAAGGTGTATTCAAAAACTGAATCTTCTGCTCAACCGTCATCTGATCTTTAATCAGCTGAGCTGCGGCCATAGCTTCTTTCTTGGCAATCTTTTCTTCCAACGTCATCGATTTTTCTCTCCTTAATCCAAATCATTCAGTTCCAAGTGCATAGCTTTCAGTATTGTTTCCATTTTCTTTTTCGATGGGACACGAACATATCGTTCATAACATGATATATCCGCATTTGAAATCTTTACGCCATACTTACTGGCGATATTTGCGAACTGTTGTAAGGACAGTTCGTGTTTCTGTCTATATAAACGAATACAGATTGCAAATTCAACCTGGCGGCGACTCACGATCTGAAAGTCAACCATGTCAGGATTCTTTGTTTTTGCCGTTTTATATGTTTGATGGGTTAAATATTGAATCAATATACCACAGCTCCGTCTTCTTCCCGGATAACTTCCCAGTCCCACATGCCTTGACACATCCTCTTAGCGTCTTCAAAGCCAAGGACTCTGTCCGTGATTGTTGGCCCAGCCGGACCCACTACTCTTGTTACTTTGTACCATTTTTTGACATGTTTGCCGACATATTCAAGACCGTTTACCTTACGATATTTTTCCTGAGTCATATTATTACACCTCAAGTAGCTCTGTTAATGTATCTTCATCAACATTAACTTGATTAACAGGTTCCAGCCAGTTTTCGTGCCAATAGTTACCGATGTTTTCAAGAAGGTAACAATCTTTTTTATCGAAATATACTTGTTTAATTCTTGTTTGTTGTCCTACAGCATAAAGCATTAAATCAATAAAACATACAGTTTCTTCTCCGGATGTACCTTGCTCTATACATACTTTATTTTCTGGAAACCAATCAGGTTTCTTGAGGAGTACTTCATCTCCAATTTTATACATACTATTCTCCTAACAAGTCCTCTAATTCATCGGTATTAATTGTTTGTTCAACAGGTTCAAGCCAATCTTCCCGATAAATAAATCTATAACCATCATTCAGATAGTATGCTGGCTTATCACGATTCTTTTCGTATTTGTCTGTGATTGTGAATACCCTTCCAAGATTTTGCTCCATCAGGTCGATGTTATCTTGATAACCAACTAGCCTAACCTGATCCCCTACGTAAAACATTAGTCCTCCAAAAGATCTTCAAGTCCTTCAACATTAATTGTTTCAACAGGAGCCAGCCAATCTGCATGATAGTAATAAGCATCTGTATCATTACGCAAATGATAACAATTATCTTTATAGGCATATAAAGATTCTATTTCGCTAACAAATCCGATTCTATCTCTCATATGAATTCCAAAAGCGTAATCTTCTCGATTATTATTACAATAAATTCGATAATCGTCTTTACCGTCCCAATTTGGTGGGCCGATTACTTCTACTTTGTCTCCAATTGCGTATTTCATTATGCCTCCGATAAAATATCAACCATTGTATCTATATCAATCTTTATTTCGTTTTCCGGATATTTAAGACTTGAACTATGCCATTTCCATTTTTCAATCGGCTTTTCGTATTGATGAGGCAAGTTATCTATAATGTTAACAGGGTTAAGTGTGCAAACCATACCGTCGATACGCTGAACTCTGCAAGTGGATCCTCCATATTTATGTAATGCGCTTCCTTCGCTACAAAAATATCCTTCAGCTATCATTTCGTCTCTTGTTTTAATCTGAACAAGTTCACCAACTTTGTATTCCATTATGCCTCCAGTAAATTCATGAGCTCATTAGTGTTTATTTCGGGATTATAAGCCAGTTTCAGGTTGCGATTGCTCCAGTCCCAATCTTCTATAGTTGAGAGATGTATATCTGGTAAATTATCAACAACATCAACACTTTCTAGTCGATAAAATATTTCTCCATCTCTAACCTTACATATTGATCCGCCATATTTATGAAGCGCGCTACCTTTGGAACACAGCCGTCCTTCTTCTAATACTTCTTCTCTTGTTTTAATCTGAACTAAGTCTCCCGGATTAAACATTATGCCTCCGATAATATTGTCAACATTTCCATTTCATTAACTTTAATAGTATTGTATGGTTTCAAGTTCTTATTTGACCAGTACCAATATGAAATATCGTGAACTTCTCTATCGGGGCAATTGTCAACGTTTTCTATTGGACTTAATTTATAACCATTGCCTTTTATCTCTATAATTTCACAAATGGATCCACCGTACTTATGCGAAGCTGAACCTGTATCACATCTTATGTGTTCAGCATTAAGTTCTGACTGTGTTTTAAGCTGAACAATATCTCCAACTTTAAACATATTTCCTCCAGAAATATTATGCTGTGCTGTACTTATCTGTTTTCTTTTGTCCTTTAGTTTGATGTTCTGTATTTTGTGCAATTAGCACATTAGAAAGCTTGTTCTGTTGTGTCGTTATCTATTTTGTAGTATCGTACCTTATTCTGCTCTAAGCTATTTTGCATTAAGAGCCAAACAAGCTCTCTAACGTGCCAACTGCAACGTTGGCACTTTCTGTTTTGTAAACTCCTGCATTGTTCTGTAGTTTCGCTGTCCTGTATTATGCTTACTTATAGTGTGCTTGTGCCGTTGGCACTATTGAAGACTTGTACTGTGCTGTTCTGTTGTTGATTCTTCTGTTATACAGAGTTTTGTATTACGGAGAACAAGTCTCCAACAATGCCAACCGCACTGATATGTTGATGTGATTAGCACCATAGAAAGCTTGTTATGTGCTGTTCTTTTATGTCCTATTCTATCGTGCTCTAATTTACTCTATCTTGATCTAAGAGCTTACAAGCTCTCTATGGTACCAACCACATCGGATTGGTACACAGAGAATTAAGCGGCTTCAGTATCCGTATAGGATTCAACAGCCGTGATATGATAACGACCATAACCAGAAGTCCGGCCGGAGCCAATGCCCAGACCAAATCCAGCCAGGTTAATCACGTTCAGAATCTGATCCCGACTGTACACGTTATCCATATAAGCTACATGAAAATGTGCTTTCCAGTTATGGAAATGGTTGATATGCACGGAAATCGGGGCTCCACGCTTCGGACTCATCAGACGACTGTCCAAAGACCAGCCGCTGATTTCGACCGGAATAAGTCCATTAACCGCGATGATATTCACCGCATTGTCAAACTTGGTGCTATAGGTATCGATCTCATTGCGTACAACGGCCTGCTTCAGACTCTGCATGAGACCGAACTGGGTAATACACGGAGCATTTTCCTTCAGGAGCTTATTCATAAAGTTTTCATCACAACACTGATAAGTGTCCTTTACTCCCAGAGGATCACGCCAATGGATGGAAGTGATGATGTCTTCCCATACGTTCGGCTGTTCTTTCGCTGCTTTACGATCTGGATTCATCAGTTCACGGAAAGTACGGGCGTTCATCTTGTTCAGAACGAGATCTCCGTCTCCTTCAATGTAGACTTCCATATGTTTAACCTTGGCGTCGATATTCAGCAGTTCAAATTCGTTATTGTTCTTCTTCATAATATTTTCTCCTTTAAAAATAATTTTCAAAAAATAAATGATGTTCTTTACTGTTTGATTGTGTAATTTTTAGTGTTTTATTGATTTGTTCTGTTATTGTCAACAGAACTGTTGAATAATGCTCCGTTGACTCTAATAAGAGCATGTGTTGTACTGTGTTGTTTTGTCCTTGTTTTTCCTATATTGCTCTATATTGTAGTAGGACATAATACATGCCCTTATGAGAGTCAACGAAGTTGTATATTGTAATGTCTTGAGTTTTGATATGTTATGATATATTAAAGTTTAATAAACTGTTATTATTAATGCTTTTATATAATATCGTAAGCTGTTTTTGTGCGATTAGCACAACAAGAGACTTGTAATGTGATGTCCTGCATTATGATGTGTTGAAATATGATGTGTACTCTTGTTGTAGGGACTCACAAGTCCCTTATTGTACTAACCGCACTCTGATTTAGGCCGCCGGATTATCAGGCGGATTATCCAGGCTCCTGATGGCATCGAAAACAGGCTGAAGCTCTGTGAGGATCGAATACTTAGTGACAAACGCAGCCAGTTCTGCCTTGGCTGTTGCCAGAAGTTTGTCATTTAAGTCTTTGTTTTCGATGATAGTCGGAGTGGCGTGATATCCTTCTTCGCCTTTCAGATGGTAGAACATTCTCAGCGGAACCTTAATCTTCTGAGGCGCTTTTTTTTTCAGCTTGATCTCAGTG